GGCTCATCTAATGACAAGGGGACGTGATAATAAAAGTAAATATACTGTTACACAAAAGGTAGACGGTACTCGCGTATTGATGTATATTGGTCCAGATTCTGAAACAGCCAGCGTTAAACAAAGAACTGTATGTTTTATAGATAGAAATATGAAAATATATACTGTTCGCAATGATACGCGCGATATTTTGCCGTATGTAAACACGCGAGAAATGCTTTTGGATGGCGAAATAGTATTTTTTGATCAAGAAGGAATAGCTCATAAAGAATTAGAATCAAGATATGTAAAAGGTGTTTCTTTTATGACTTTCGACATTCTTTTTGGTCCAGAAAATATAGATGTGTCTTCAGAAGATGGAAAAATAATCGGCCAAGAGTTTTCTTTTATCGTTCCAGAAGATGGAAAACTTAAGACATTTCCTTGGCAATACATTAACAGATATGATATACTTCATAAACTAATAATTCCTTCAAGATTTAACAAATCAGAACCAATATTAACAGATGCTTTTAAATCTGTAAACTGGTTTAACATAGAACTAAAACCTATATATTTTCTAGAAAGTCTTAAAAGTCACAGAGTTTTGTATAATGAATCAAAAACTGGCTATCTTCAAACACTGTTGTCTAGTAATAGAAGAGACTTCTACAATTTTTTAATGAAAACATATGGAAAACAGATAAATGTTTTTATAAAGAAGACTCTTAAGTTAGATGGTTTAATCTTCACAGCGGCAGATACTTTATACACAATAGGCTCTTGGGATAAACTTCTAACTACTCAATACAAATGGAAACCATCTAATGAACAAACAGTAGACTTGCTTGTTAGAAAAGTTTCACCTCAAGCTGCTGGTCTTTTTGTATCGAAGGGTGGTAATATAGAACCATATCAAGTAAATTACAAACAGGTTATAGTACAGGTTCCTCAAAGTATTAAAGACAATGATGTAGCAGAATTTTCACTCGATCAATCTGGTAAATTTGTCTTTAAAGAAATAAGAAAAGATAAAAAGACACCCAATGCACTGAGAACCGTGTTAAATGTTATAAATAGCTTTAAAAATCCAGTAAATATAAACGATCTTTATTACTTCTTAAATTTATCTGAAAATTCATCAAAAGCAGAAATTAAAAAGGTTCTTGAGTATTCTACGAAGACAAAACTTTTACAGTGTGTAGCAAATTATAAAACAATAAATCTTTTAGAATCAAAACAATTAAATCTTATCAATGATATGATTAAAAATGTAAATGTTAATAAAGAAATAGAAGTTGAGCTACGGTTTGGTATTTTAAAACAGTCTTTTAATCCAAAGATATCAAAACAATCATTTATAGATATACTCAGAAAAGTAGAATCATTTGGTTTTCAGAAAACTGTAGATGATTTCATAGACGTGTACTCTGAAAATATTAGAACAAGATACATATTTTCTAATGAATTTGGAAAGTATATCTTTTTCGATTCTATAATAAAGAACAGAATATCTAAAATAGACATAACTATGCAAAGTGTTATTAACTATGATGTAAGGATAGCTATGTCTTCAGAAGTTAAAGTTAAACAATACAATACGACTGGTGAAAGTTACAGAAAATATAGAATATCATTCACTGAACCAAATGGACTATTTAGATTAGACTTTACAGCTATAACATCCGGTGACTATTCCGATAGAAGCTTTGTAATGAATAAAGATTCTAATGAAACATTTCAAATAGAGATAGAATTTTTGAAAAATGATATAAATGTTAATAATCTATTCAAGTTTATAACTCAGATGTTAGCTACTTAATAATAGTCCATCTGAAAATCTGTAAGTGTTTTCAGGCGTATCCCATTCATCTGGGTCACTGAAAAAGGTGTATTCAATTGAGTTAAATTTAGTAAGTAAAATATCAATAGTTTCTTCAAATGTTTTAAACATTTCAGATTTATCCATTATTGATATTTTTCTATTTGGTACCACATTTCCAGCAGAATCTCTGTTTATTTTGATATTAAAATAATCATTCACAAAAAGATCTACGGGTATTTCTCTTTTATTAAAAGTGTAGCTACTTAAAAAGTCTAAACCAATACCTTCGGGTATGTTTTCATTATTGTAACCAAATTTAATAGTCTGTTTAGATTTTTCTAATATTTGAAGCTGAATAATGTCTTGATAATTATCTTTATTTCCCCATATAATATAATTACAGCATTTAGAATCTATAAATATTAATTTTACTTGTTTATTTGTATCTATTATCTCATGAGATCCTTCTATTACATTTGAATATACATCTGGGTAAATTAAAATTTCATCTATTATACTCGTAAACATTAAATTCTGAAGATCAAATAATATAATATATCTTTGATCAAACCGATTGTTTATTAAAGTTTCATTATAGTACAACAAGTCTGTGATATGATATTCATTTTTAAACTCAATGTCGTTAAATCTTAAAAATCCATTTAATATAATAGTATCAGTGAATTTATTAGAAATTTGGCATTCTATAGACTTTAATTTTTCATTTATGTAAAAATTTCCATCTGGACTCAATACTAAAAAGAAATTATAAGAATCATTTGGAACTTTTCTAACGTTGTATACATCTTGTGTAAATTTGTTGATGTTATAATAAGTTAAATTAGATAAATCGACAGCTCTTGGATCAAATATTGATACAAATTTGTCTGCGTTTTCTTTATTATATTTTTCATTTAGACTAGATACTTCATTTTTCATTAATTTTCCATCAGTTTGTACAATAAGATCAAATCTAAAAAGATTTTTTTGTATACAATTAAGAAGTTGTTCTCGTCTAAAAGTGTTTAATCCTGGAAATACTCTAGAATCTCTTTGAAAATCTGTACCCTTTACTGTAACATTTTTCCCGTCAGATGTTTTAACTATGTATTCATTTGATTTTTTACTCAGTTTTTTAATTACAGTTACCTGTTCAAATTTTCCGTTTATATTAACTAGTGCATTCGCTCCTATAATATTACTTCCGGGCACTATAATACCAGAACCCATATCTTGTCCGTTTTTAATATTGTACATTTCGGCCTGCTCTTTATTGCGAGGGAAACCGGTTAGAAGATATTTTTTCATCATTTCTACGGATTCTTTTGTTTTTGTTTCGCAACATGGGTACCAAAGACCGTCGGTGTCTTGAACTCCTTCTGGTTTTAAATATTGATAATTTGGATCCGGACAGGTTCCTTTCCAAGAATACGGATCTGGTCTCATACCTTCTTTATATGTTTTATCCCCAGAGTCACGTGTGCGTGTAAGTCTACAGATTTTACCACTTGGTGCATAACCAGATACTGTGTTAAAAGCACCGGTTGTTTTAACAGTGCTTGACAACGATTTTTTAAGTAAAATGTCCTGTTCTGAGTCAAAAAGTTTATTAAATGAAATCACTACATTATTAAACATATCCTGATTTATAGGAGTAGAACCTTCTCCGCAAAGTCCTCTTCTAATTTGCTTATCACTGCATAAAGACAATGTCATCATTATAACTCCAAATTTGTTAATTACTGAAGTTAATTTAACACCATTTGCTGGAACAGATACAAACTTAATGTATTCTTTAGACATAACTTGATTTCTGGTTAATCTACCTATAGAGTATTCCCAGTCTATTATCTTAATCCCATTAAAATTTATTATATTGTCTCCAAATGGAGAAACTTCTATCTTTGTAAAATCACTTGAAACTAAATTACCCATTGAATCAAAAGGGCTTATTAAATTGTCTAAATTTTCAAAATCAATTTGATTTCCTGGTTTTTCTAGTACACCCAAAGTAAATTGACCAGACATAGAATGTATATAAGATTTGTCTGATATAAATACATATGTATCATAGCCTGTTAAATTTTTAAAGTTTTCATAGTTAACAGAACCAGAATCATTTATTCTTTTGATTAGCTCATCTATTAATGTCTTTATAGACTGTCTATTATTGGGTATATTAATTAAATTTATTAGTCCGTTTTTACTTATGCGAATAGATGTTTTAACGCTCTCGTTTTCATAAGAAATTATAACGTTGTTTAAAAACTGCGTCGTAGTTGTTTTTGCAGCTAATTTTTTTGGTCCTCTTTTTTTGTATATACCAAAATAAGATATATTAGTTAATATATTTAAATTTGAGTCTATGTCTAGATTTCCATCCTGTACTAATATTTCATCAGGAATAAGTAAAATATCGTTTACCTGTTCTTGTGTAACAGTTTTATTTAAGATATTATCTCTTAAATTTTTATAATCCCCTTGGTATTCTACATTTCTAATGATGTAGTCATTAAACCCAGAAATTGTTAAATATAAACTATCTTCTTCTGGGAAGTCACACGTTTCAGAATGATCATCGGGACCGATATTACTACAATAACTACAATAAAGTCCTTCTTGTATAGGACCAATCGGGGGTCTATTGTATGTATCATTTATAGTTTCTGTTCCAAATACCTTTTTTTGAGACAATGTTAATTTATAGAAACCACTTTCTCCTTCGTCTAGTTCAAATGCAGTTTTAAGAGAGTCTATGTCTATTATTTCTTCAACAGATTCTAATTTATTTATAAACATGTTAATACCATTTATCTTGACTTCTGTTGACATATTTACTATATCGGTATATTTTAATTATTTATTTAAAAGCATATAAAAAAATTACATATATGTATAGTAAATATGTCGAAAGAGACAACAAAGTTTAATTCATTATTTGAAGAATTTCTTGAAAAAATTATTACAGCGTTTCCAAATGAAAAACTCAAGACTTATAGAAGAGGGTTTTTGATAATTAAGGCGACATCTCCATCTATACCGGTTAATTTATTTATGGCTGGTTGTGTTGATTATAAAAGAGAAATAGTTTCAAGAAATGACGATTTTTTCCTAAAAGATAAAAAAATAAAAGAAAGAGCTAATATGTTTGGAAACTTTACCGATGACTGTGGATTAGATTCATACTGGGACGTTTTAACTCCTGCTACAAAAAAAGCAGTGTGGGACTATGTTCAATCTCTTTTTGTCCTCGGTGAGATAATAGTAGGAAAAAATAAAGAATTATTTGATAAGTATAACTCTTTATATGCATCTGACTACAAAAAAGAGATTAATAATCTTCACACTTCTAATTTTTCTGTAGACTTTTTAACAAAATTAAATTCTTAGATATCTATTAAATGACAACATATTGGTTGAGTGACTTTTGCTCATTATTTAATTCTTCAAGTATCAATCCTTTCTCAGGAGACGACAAAAATTTCAAATTTAATTCTCTAACAAGGCTTATAATAGTAGTAACAGTAGTATTTGCAATACTATTTAATAGTCATGCAAATGAAATTTTTCTAGCAGGGGGTATTTCTTTATTCTTGTCTGTTATTATATACATGCTAACATACAATTCAGCTGAAATGTCTATTGAGTTAAATAAAGAACTTAAAACATATACACAAGCTCAGAAACTAATAGAAAGTCAGCAGGAAAATTTAAAAGTAGGTTTATCAAAAATGGGCGCCGAAACTATAAAAGATTATAATGTCAATGTAGAAAATGAAGTAACATTAGATTATTCTCCGCCGAACACACAACTAAAGAAAAGTATTTATTTCTTTGAGGGAAACAAAATGCCAAGTCAAGTAGTTGCTACAAAAAGAGAACCATCTGAGTATTTATCAATGGGAAAACAAGTTCCAACAGGTACAACTAAACAACTACATAGTTTAATTGGTAAAAATTTATCATTTACATAAACAATATTTTGAAAATAAAATATAATATTAATATTAAATGGCAAAAACAGATCATCAGTACGTTAAAAGTAGAGATAGTCCTTTGATTTCTGTATCGCACCCAACTAGATACTTAAACAAAACGTCTGTACCAATAGATTACTCTGTGATGCACTCGGGAATTCCAACACAAAGTCATCACAAAAATACAGTAGTTATGAGTAATTTAACTTATAAACACGAAGACCATGGTACTAGACGTCTTCAACCAAAAGTTGAAAAAGAACGTACAAAAAATTTAAATCTCCAAGGAGATAAGACAGGCGTACATTCAAGATTTATGCAGAAAGAAATGCCTAAGCATAACACTTATTATATACTATGTGACACAGAAAATGAAATTCATGATACATACTATTTACACAATAAACCTCTAATTCACCGCAAAGTTGAAAAACCATTCCAAACTCCCGTAAACCCAGACAGTCTTGGAATTTTCCCACCTGATAAAAAGGAATCTTTATCACATGAATTAGACAATAAGAACATTAGATTAATTAGAAACCAAAAAGATTTTAAAGAGGTTTAAAAAAATATTGTATTATAATATAAGCTAAATGTCCAGTATGTGGATGTCTTCAAACGTTAGAACTATAGTAGTAACTAGAAATGAGAATAATCAACTCTCTGTAAATGAAGTTGATCCAGCTGATATACCACAGATTCAACAAGAAGATGTCTTCTTGCATCCTTTGTTAATCGCAATGTCTCATTCTTTGATGCTTGGTTTAGATTATCCAATTGATCTAGAAGAAGAAAAAAATAAATTGACAGAAGATGAATTTAAAAATTTAGAAACGTGTGGCGATGTAACAAACTGTGCAATTTGTATGGAAAATAAAAAATTAAACATTAAACTTAAATGTAATCATATTTTCTGTAAAGGTTGTATTAAAAAATGGTTAACAGAGAAATCAAATACTTGTCCAAATTGTCGAACAGAAATTTAAATTAAATATCGTAAATTATCAGATAATTTAAAATATTTAATTATAATAATAATGCAGTCATTAGTTATTGTAATAATACTTTTATCTTTAATCGGTTTATATATAAACTTAGGAAGTATAACTGAAATGAGCAAACCGGAGCTAAAAGTTGATGAAAATAAAAATCTTTCCGCTGATGAGATAGCAGATAAAATAATGGAAGAAATAGAAGTTACGCCAGAATTTGATAAAATGGGTAATTCATTAAAGGTAAGTAACGGGTTAGAACCTGACAAACGTATAGTTAATCTTAATGTAACGTCTGGGAACGCTCCAAATACTAGACCAGACAAGTGGACAACTACTACAAAGAGAGAAATTGGAAAATACGGTCTAGTTAAAAATACATTATCGTATAAAAACAATTTTCCATATGATGTAAATTATTTAGCAGATGTTCAAGCTAAGGATACTCTTAGAAGCAAAGTTTCTACAATTGCAAGAAATCCAAAGGCAGAAGCACTACGTAGTCAGATCATACTACCAAAAGATGAAACTCAATTTAAAGAAGGTTTTAAATTTATGGATAGAGCTATTGCCATAATAAGAAATCAAACTGCAAATGAAAACAAAATCTTACCAGATGTTCGTAAAATTGATTCAGATGAAGTATCAAACAGAGCTTCTAAAAAAATATACAGAGTTACACCAAGTCAGGTAGAGATAAAAGCAAAACCAGATATAATGTCGGTTCATGTTGCTCATGATCACGCTGATATCCATTCTAAGATGCAAAAATTAGACCCTGTAAAACATTCTATAAATCAAATGAAGTCTAATTATAATTTTAAATAAAAAAATATTTATAAGTATTAAATGACAACTTCTCTTTTACCAGTGGAGTGGCCGCGTGGTCAACGTGATAATAATTTAATGGGTTCAAATATATTATCCAGAGAAAAAATGAATGAACAAGTACATAACACAGAAAAAGGTCTTACAAGAATTAAATTAGATAGTCCTATTATTACTGTACCAGAAATTAAACCAAGAAAAACACTAGCATCAACAAAAGACTTTAAAGATGAAATAGACATTGGTTTTAAAACGAGAAGTAGTCAATTATCAGATTCTCATTTTAAAGATATACCAAAAATAATAAGAGTTAAAGATTGTGAAATAACGGGTCACTATATACCAGGGTTTACAACTTCAAAGAATGACTTTCATCTAAAACCCCGTGAATTTGAAAAAATACATAAGAAAAATGAATTTGGATTCGATAGAACGGGCACAAAAGAAATAACAACTAAGAAAATTAATCCAGAAGATGTAGTTCACAGAGCAGAACAAAAAAATAAATTTAATAAGACTAGTTTTACAGCCAGAGAAACAGGCGCCCCTACTCCAATTGTACAAGTACAACAACAACGTAAAAAATTAATAATCAAACATTAATCTATAAAACTAACTATTTCATCCATAGAAGTGGCAAGATTTTGTTCAAAGACAGTTCTTAACTTGATGAATGATTTTTTATTTTCAATAGAGTATTTAATAGTGTTCAACGACACCCATTTGATGTCATTTATTTCTAAAAATTTTTTATCGACTTGTATATTTGATATAAATTTTTTAGTAGATGTAAATCTATCTCTGTATGAAGTTGTAAATGGTATTTTTACAACAAACATGTAATATGGATGACCACTTGGTGTTCTTGATGTTATACACTTCACTGTTTTATTTTTAATAAGACTCCTCATATTTTCATAGTCATAGACTGCTCCCAAAGTTTCTTCCCATGCTTCTCTAGCGGCCGTTACTTCTGAATCATATTTATCACTAAGTTCGCATCTTCCTCCGAAGTTAGACCATCTATTTTCAAAATCTTTACCAAGTAAAAAATAAGGAGTTTGGTCTATACTTTTAGAATAAAAAAGTATTCCAGCAGCATATATTATATTATTAGTTATCATTTATTTATTTAAAAATGTACATTGTTTTTAAGCTCTTTAATATAAAAATTTGGTTTAATTGTTAATTATACATTTTATGGATGATATAATTAATAATTATAGCATAAAAGGTCCTGTTAATTTATTATTTACTCGTTCGGAGAAAAGTAAAAAAAAAGAAATAAAAGAATATAATATGAGTGGTTTTGTACCAAAAATTAAAGTAGAAACAGATAAAACTTCTAGACCCACTGTTAGTGTTAAAAATCCAATAAACGTAGGAGGCATAGATGTAATTAAAGACTCTGAATCAGATAACGATTCGGTTGCGTCTGGGAGCACAATTGAACCACAGATTTCAATGCCAAAAAAACATAAATCTAGTTCAATGAAAAGCAATTCTAAATTTAACCCAGATGATTATCAAAATTTTGTTAATAGCTCGAAGACAAAACAAAAACCGGATAAAGATGATTCTGACTCAGGATCGGAAGTTTCAGAATCAGACTCAGGTGGCTCAGAAGAAGGCTCTGAGTATTCTGATTATTCAGATTCTGGTTCCGAAGGGTCTGTTAAACACAAGAAAGATCCAAAACTAGAAAAACAAGATATTCTTCTTAAACTTCTTGCTCTAGAGAAAAAAGGTATTGTTCTTACAAAAAAATACTCTATGTCTTCTAAATTATCAGATCTTAGATTTGAACTAGAGCTTCATAAAAATAATGCAGAAGTTGACGCAAGTGTAAAATTTCAACAAAAACTTTTAATGGCTGCTGTAACTGGATTGGAATTTGCAAATAAGAGATTTGATCCTATTGGTGCAAAACTTGACGGCTGGTCAGAATCAGTCATGGAAAATCTAGATGACTATGAATCAGTTTTCGCAAAGCTACATGAAAAGTATAAAAATAGAGCAGACTTACCTCCAGAATTGCAATTGTTAGTAACACTTGTTGGTAGCGCTTTTATGTTCCATCTAACAAAATCTTTATTCAGTTCAGCTATGCCAGGTGGTTTAAATGATTTACAGAATTCAGAAATTATGAAGAATATTTCTGCGGCGATGGCGCAACAGTCTTCACAAAAACCGACAGTCTCTGGAGTATCAACTCAAGAAATAACAGGTCCTTCTATGAATTTGTCTAGTATGCTAAGAGATACCGACTCGGAGTCTAGTGGTTCAATAGAAACTTCAAAAGAGGTTACTATAAATCAGAAAGGCAAGAGAGCTATAAATTTGTAGAACAATTTTAAAAAAAAATAAATTATAGAATATATAATAAATGGTGTTATATTACAAAAAAGTTAAAAAGGAAGTAGATCTTGAACCAGATGATAGTTCAGAGGAAATTTCAAAAAGATATAATTTGCCCGCTGTTACAACCACGACACATGATCCTGTGGGAGCAAGAGCGTCAATGAGTTATAGACTTCCATCTAATCAGCATCTTTTTGATGAAATTTATAAAACTCCATTTAGCGACAGAAAAGAACTATATTATAGTTTATTAGAAGATAATTTCAATAATTTGTCAATGGATGATAAATTAGTAGTAATGTATAAAACATCTATACTTAGAAGTAACATCACTAATAATTATATACTATTGTGTTTAGCAATTCTTGTAATAATAGCTCTTAAGTTATACTCTAAGTAGTTTAATTTATATAAACTACCTTACAATTAATATTATTTATAGTGTATCTAGAATTTGTATAGAATGATTTTCTAAATTCTTCTATGCTCATTTTACCACCATATGTATTTAAATGTAATACACTCGGTGCAGGTGTTATTCTAAAATTTGGTCCAAACAATTTTCTATAGAACTGACCTATTAGATAAACTTTATTTTCAAAAGATTTATTATTCATACAATATGATTTTGCACAATTTGGAGAACAAAAATTACCAAATAATTTATAACGATCCAAAGAACTTGAATAGTCAAATGGTAAAAAAAATGGAGTATTTTCAAATGTATGATGACAATTAAAACACCTAACATCAGTCGCTTTTAATTTTATATGGGTTGAATCTACATTATTTACATAATGTCTTAACTGTCTACTAGAATCTTTTTTAACATTGCATGTATCTTCTTCGTCGCTTGATAATTGTATTTCGCATTCTGCGTCTTTTTTATTTACAAAATAGCTGTCTAAACTTGTGTCTTGTTCGGTATCTTTATTGTCATGTACTTTAATACAAAGGTTTCCAAAATTTAATGCATTTGTTGTGTATTTTTCTGCATCAATTGCCTCTGATTCTTTAAAACTTACTTTTTCAGATCCTTCTATGGAATAATTGTTTTTAAATGGTGTTGTTTCCCATTTCTTTTTGCGACCTCTTTTCTTTTTGATAGGTTCTTCTTGTTGTTCTGGAATAACTTCTATGGGTTCTTGAATTGTCTTTTTGCGTCCCCTTTTTTTAACAGCTTCTTCCATTTTAATAAATAAATTTAAAGAATCTTTATATAATCTAATTAAAAATGTGGACATTATACGCTTTTTCAACTATTGGATTTTTAGGTTATTTTATTCGTAAGATTTACAGAATGTTTTATCCATTGAAGTTTAGATCTTTTGAAGATCCGTATGAAAAGGACGTGTATAATCTTCTTTGTTATAGAATTAAATTTGAAGATAATTCTACAATGAATAAACTGGAACTTACAGATGAAGAAATATGTGAAATAGATGAAGCAAATAAAATTAAATACATCACAATTGAATATATGTTTAATGGAAAACTAATGAAATATATCACATATGATAAAGATATTACATTTCCCTTTTACGTGTTTAAAGTTCATGAACCTAGATTCGCATATTATCCAGAGACTATGATTCTTAATGGAGTAGATGTAACTAATTATCTTACGCCATATCTAGGCCCTTTAACAAATTTTTATAATGACAGGGCTTCGCCTATAAAGTTAGAAGATGCGCTTGCTGATCATCCAGATTTTGATAGTTTTGATTTTAATAACGGAAGTCTTATAATGATTTCAAATGAGACTCCTCTAAATGGAAAGAAGTGCATAACAAAAGAACTTCCGTGTAAGTTAGTGTGGAAACGTCATGCAGCAGTTGACCCTCGAGATGAACACAAGCTCAAAGATTTTGAATTTGTTACAAAAGAAGATTAATTAATTTAAAAGAAAAAATTAATTTAAACCTAAATAATGTCTAATAACGAGATTTTATTTAGATTTAAAACCGTTCAAACAAATGCTATAAGAATTCTTTTTGAATCTTTAAAGAACATACTTTCAGACGTTAATTTCAAAGGCGATTCTACAGGATTAAAGTTGACAACTATAGATGGAACACAAACTGCTATAGTTAATTTGCATTTAATGAACGATAAATTTGAAGAATACATTTGTGAACGTCCTGTAAACATTGGTATTAATTTATTATCTGTTTTTAAGATACTAAAAGGTATTAAGCATACAGACACGATTTCTTTTACTATATACAACAACGACGAGAGCAGTATGTTTATACAATCACAAAACAGCGATAAAAAGTCTACTATAACTAGTAAGATTAAGCTTCTAGATATGGATGAAAAGATATATAACATACCGGACATCGAATTTGAATCTTATATAACAATGCCATCTTCTGATTTTCAGACTTACATTTCAGATCTTGCAAATATTTCTTCTGAAATAGAATTTATTTCTAATGCAAATAATTTAACACTTAAGTCTGTGGGAGATTTTGCAGAACAAATGATAGCCATTAACGAAACAAATAATGACATTTCTAACTCAGAAGAACAAACTGGTTTATATAATATTAAATATATACAGTTATTCACTAAGTCTACAAATTTATGCGGTACAGTTGAAATATATCTCAAAACTGGTTATCCCCTGACTATATTATACAATGTTGCTAATCTTGGTCAGATTAAATATTGTCTAGCTCCAAAATCTTAGGATGTCTAGATTTATTAAGTTCTTCATTTACATTTACATTTACATTTACAATTACGTCATCAGCTTTGTAACATGATTTACATTTACATTTACATTTAGTAAAAATTTTTATTAGAACGTCCTTAATGTAAACATAAGTAGTTTTAAATAAATAAGAATTTTTGACTAATTGTAGAACCATTTTTAATTGTTCTTCATCTAGATCTATTTTGAATTTTTTATTTAAAACTTCATCTATCGATAATATAATTATATTTTCAAATGTATCTGAACTAAAGTTTGAATAATATTTTTTATTCTTTTTTAAAAACTCAAGTAAATTTATAGTAAGAGGTAAATAATCTATTTTACCATCTTTTAATTCTTCTTCGAATATATCTAAGAGTCCGTTTATTACAAGAATTTCCATAAGTCTTGTATAATACGGATTTGACCGAAGAGTACTTATTAATAACTGCAAGTCTGACATTTACTAATTAGTTAATAAATAATTGTAAAAAAAATAACGTAGAAGCAACTACGACACCAGACATACCATCTGTTATAAAAGAATATGTAAACCCAAGAGGTTCATAGTAATGTTTATTTAATATTGGAAACAGACCAGAATATCTCATAGGTATTCCAACAAGCGCTGATATAAAAAATACTATTACAATCTGGTTAAAAATATTATTTACGTTTAATAAATCAAATGTATAAATTATTAGAATATAAGCAATAGCTCCAACAAAAGCAGCTATCAAAGCAGCGCCCAATACAGTATGATATTTAAAATAATCTTTTAATGTAGTGACCCATTTCATATTTTCTATACCAAAAAAATAAATGTAACCTTCAGACATAGCTCTTAGGATAACATCCCAGATACCAGTTATAAAAAACACTACTATTATAGTTATTAAACGTTCTCTTGTAAATATTTGTTTCATTTATATTATTATTAAATTATATTATAATATAAATGAAAATTATAATGTTTCTTTTTGCAAACTTGTTAAGGCGCGACTTTATAATTTACAAACATAGATTTAATTTACACGAAAAAGTTCAGGTACATCATATAATTCCATTAGAATGGAAAACTCACATTAATATAATTAATAGCCAGTATGATATAGATTCTGGTTATAATTTAATTTTAATGCCAACAAAAATGGGTAAGTTAACAATTAATACATCAAGAAGAATACATGATGGAGGTCATCCAAAGTATAATAAATACGTTTATTCTTTATTAAACGAAAATGAAGATCCATTTGAAATAAATAAAATTTTGCGGAAAAAAATAATTAACGGTGAAGAAATTCCTTGGTAGTTAAATATTTATTGAAAAAAAAATATATTTAATTAAATAAAAGAACAATGAAGACTATGATGTTACTCGGTCTTGCTGCTTTAGCTGCACTTGTATTAGTGTTGTTTATGACAGGTGAATTTAAGAATAAGAGTACTTTTTCCTCAGATGGACATGTTAATTCTCAAGGTAATACCATTGCTCGCACAAGTCTTGATGAAGACGGAATTGGTAAAGTTCTTTATGAAGAACTATACGGAGATCTTCATCTAGGGAAGGGTCAGGAAATTGATGCCCCTTTGTATACACAGGGTGGTGGCTATGATACATACGACGTCCCTTATGGAAAAGATGAAGATCCTCATTTCTTATCTGGGGGCAAAAAGATAACCGACACTCATTGGGTACGTGATTATGAAAAGGAAGCGGCAACTGAGAAAGTCGATACAGAGCGTTTAACAAGACTAGCAGCTCATCAGCATTACTATAATCCATATACTTTGAAAAAGTTCGATATTCACAAGCAGCCAAAGCATATGAAACATCTAGATAAGCACTGGGATAAGGAAGAGGAGAGAAAGCTCCATGTTCTAGCCGGTGCTCATCACCCACACCGCGACGTTGTATCAAACCATCATACTCGTCATGCAGCAAGTGCCGGTCACTCGCCTCACCATTAAATATCTCTTAATGAATATACATCTAATATCTCAATTTTCTCTTCTTGAATTTGTTCAGTTTTAAATAAAACATTAAATTTTTTAGACTTATAAAATGAATGTCTTTTCCTATTCCAATTGTTGAATATAGAAATACAATCATTAATGTCTATTACAAGAGCTGGGTTTTTATTTTCTCTTCTAAGAATTCTTCCAACGGCTTGTTCTACATTGCCTTTTGGAGATGCTAATATTAAAGTGTCTAATAATGGATTATCATACCCTTCTGATGCCATTTGATATGTTGCTAATATTATTCTGCATTCATTAGATTTTTTAAGATTTTCCTGTTTCATACCCCCGTAGTATATACCGACAGAATAATGTTCTTTTAATTGTGTATACATAAAATCACAATGTGATTTGCGATCTGTGAGTACAAGTATTTTTCTATCGCAGTTATAACACTCTTTTATTAAATTTAAGATGTATTCTGTTCTAGAATCTATTTCTGTTATGCTTGTAATACTGGCCGGAGAATTTACTTTGCCGTTTGGAAGATATTTTATAGTTGTTTCAGGATGTTCATAAAAATTATGAACATGTATTTCGGGTTCTATTATAAGTAATTGTACATTAACAGCTGGTTTAAATAAAAACCATTCAAGTACAAAATCAAGTTTATCGGCTCTTTTAAGTGTCGCTGATAGCCCTAAATTATAAAACGAACCTATCTTATAAAATGCATTTGAAAAAACTTTACTGCAATAATGATGTGTTTCGTCGAAGATAGTAAATGAAAAACAATTGAATAAATCACTGTCGTAGTCTTTCATAGAAATACTTTGTATCATCCCTATACATACATCTGGTTCAGTGTTAATCTTAGAGCCTTGGATTATACCTGGTTTTATACCTAGAAATTTAATTATTTGTTCAGACCATTGTTCAAGAAGAGATTCTTTGTTTACTATAACTAGTGTTTTTACTTTCAATAAACTAGCTATGTAAAGACTTGCAAAAGTTTTTCCCCATCCTGTATATAAACATGCTATACAGGATCCATTTTTGATTATAGACGAATGTATTTCTGTAATTACATTTTTTTGATACTCTCTTGGTTCTGCGGTTGTGTTTATATTAGCATACGTGATTTCATTTAGTATTAATTCTCCTTCTGTGTTATAATATCTTGGAGTGTACATAAATTTATTAGTTATCTTATATATCGGGTAACTCATTTGAACCGGCGCTCCTGGTATAAAAGGAACAACTGTTAACTTTTTTTTCAGTTCATTATTAATAGAAACTTTACGTCCTTTCATATTAATAATAAATTGTATTTTAGTTTTAAATAAATCAACTTGATAGTATTTAATTTATTTTTTATTTAATTTTTTTGATTCTGTTCTTTTTACCTTTTTTTTATCTTCCTTTTTATCTTTTTTCTTTTCAGGTTTCTTTTCTTTCTTTTCTGTTTTCTTTTTCTTATCTTTTGTATCAGACTTCTTCTTTGGTCTCTTTACTTTTGCCCAAGCTTCTGCTAATGATATTCCCTTTTTCCAACGCAATCTCATAACTTTAGCAGTTAATTCAGGATCTGGTGCCATTTATGAAATAAAATTGATTTTAATTTATAAATTATTACACAAATTTAAAGACATAATTTATTAATATTTAACATGGTAAAATATCATACATACACAGACCGTACAGTTCGTTACACAAATCGTTGTAACAATAAGTTTAAAAATGAGACTACATCAGAAATTAAAAAGAAAAATGAAGAAATTTCTTGTCTTCGTCGATCAAACGTAGAAAATGTAAATAAAGTAAAAAGAACTCTTAGTTCTTACAATTTTATTTATAAAAATTATTCAGAAATTTATGAAAGTTACAACAAAATCGTTCAAGAAATTACAGAAATAAAACAAAGTAATCAAAATCTTGTAAATCAAAATTCAATTCTTACTTCTCAAAACGCAGCTCTTTCTAATACAAACGAATGTATCAGCAGAAAAAACGATGAATTAAATACATTCAGCGAAGAACTAGAAAAGAAATATCTAAATCTACTAGATGATTATACAGATTTAACAGATAAATACAACGAAATTTATGATGAATACATTGATGTAAAAATTGAAAATGAAAATGAAAATGAAAATTCCTAGAATAAATCAATTTAAAGGAAAAAAAAATAATTATATTGAGTAATAGTATGCAGATATTTGTTAAGACATTAACTGGTAAAACTATTACCCTAGAAGTTGAACCGTCTGATTCGATTGAAAACGTTAAAGCGAAGGTACAAGATAAAGAGGGTATTCCACCTGACCAGCAAAGATTGATTTTTGCTGGTAAACAACTAGAAGACGGTAGAAATCTTTCTGATTATAATATTCAAAAAGAATCTACACTCCATCTAGTATTAAGACTTAGAGGTGGTCAATAAATAAATTTAACTAAAATAATTATATGGAGGCGTAGCTCAGTTGGTCAGAGCATAGGTCTTATGAGCCTAGGGTCGCCGGTTCGAGCCCGGCCGTCTCCATATAATTATTGCAATTTTTTAATCGACTTAGAAATATCTTTCATAGATAATTAATAAACAATGGATTGTTCTATCTGCTGTGAAAAGTTTAACAAGTCTAACCACTTGCAGGTAATCTGTAAAGGGTGCGACAATGACAATTCTGCATGCAGAACTTGTTGTCAAACTTACATTTTAGGTGGAACACAAGATCCTATGTGTATGTTTTGCAAGAATCCGTGGGATAGAGATTTTATGAATAAGAATCTTACAAAAAAATTTGTGGACACCGATCTCAAGCAGTTTTCAGAGAATCTTTTTGTCGAAAGACAGATATCACTTTTACCAGATACACAAAACGAAGCTATGAAACAAAAGAAAATAAAAGAACTTACAGATAAAATATCAGAGGCCAATTCCGAATTGAATCGTATTAAGAAAATGCTATATGATCAAAAAGAGATTATCAGGGCTTATAATCTTGAAATAATTCGTCTTCGCTCTGGTACATCAACATCAGAAACCACTGATAATTTCAGTATAAAATGTCCTTCTCAAGATTGCAACGGTTTTCTAGATTCAAAGTATTTCTGTACACTCTGTGAGACTAAATTCTGCAGACATTGTATGGAGATAAAAGAAGAAGATCATGAATGCGACGAAGACACGAAAGCTACAATTCAAGCTATAAAGAAAGAAGCAAAGCCATGTCCCGGATGCGGAGAAATGATCTCCAAAATCGACGGCTGCGATCAAATGTGGTGTGTAAAGTGCCACATTCAATTTTCTTGGAGAACTGGTGCTCAGATGACTGGTTATAATCATAATCCAGAATATTTTCGCTGGATGAGAGAAACTGGTCAGCAGATAAATCGTAATCCATATGAAGCAAATAGACAAATTATGTGTGGTGTAGCTCTTGATGATTACACCATAACAAGAATAGCGTCGAATGTTTTTCACAATGATAAGAATATTGTGATTTGCTTCCAGATTCTTTACAGATTCTATAGACATGTTGAGTACAAACTTACTCATGCTCAACACGATGAAAATAATGAAGCTGAGCTCAGAAACCTACGTGTTAGGTATCTTCTCGGGGAAATTACAAAAGATCAATGGAAACGTACTTTGCAACAAGTTGACAAAAAAACTAAGAAAATAATAGCATACAATAATATATGGAGACTTATTCAGACTGTTATGACAAGTTTTATGGAACAAATCATAACATGCTCTAATGAAAACTCATCTCCTGTAGAATATCTAAAGATAATTAAAGAAGCACAAAGCTTCAAGGTATACGCAAATGATTCTTTTTGTAAAGCATGTTCTATATTCGGTTCTACGTCTTGCCCCGGAATAGACGACCACTGGAGAGAGATATACAATTACAAGAAATATTTAAAGAAGCGCACAGAAGCTTAATACTTCTGGAACACGAAGCTAAAATTTAAAAAACTACAAGCCATTTCTTCTTTAGACATTTGCACACCCGTATAAGTACTATTCCATTCGTGGAAACTTAAAATACGTACTGGATACATATTAAATTCTTTACATTTGTCAATCAGAAAAGCTTTTGATAAATAGTATTCTCTTGAAACACCTCGATATTCAAAGTAAGTCTCTCGAGATGTTTTTTCGGAGTTTAATGAAAATTCATACATATCTTCAGAGATGTATTTTAGGTTTATAGCACTTTTTGTAAGATCAGGTGAGTTTTTAAGATTTTGTTTTATAAGATCACCGTCTGCAGCGGTACCTATAAATATACCTTTGCTTTTCAACTTTTTAGATATCATATTAAGGACTACATTTATGTCTTCTACAAAGTAATGAAATGAAAATTGACAAGATACCACGTCATAAATAGTATTATGATCTTTACCATTTAGCAAATTTAATATAAACGGATCAGTTGCAGACATATGCCAGAAGTAACACTTAGGCATATTCACTTCAGACTTCACACTGTTAAATCTTTTAATTGCGCCATCAAAATCATTTTTTTCATATATAGATTTAGCATCACTGTCAAACCCTGTTACGTACTTAAATCTAGCCTTTGACCATTTAAATATATCTCCGCCTCTTCCAACAGCCACATCCAATAATTTTGACCCGTTTGTTATTCTTTTTGATTCAAAGATTAACTGCTGTTTTATCCAGTTGTGAAATTTTCTGAGAGGTTCACCAGTCTCAGAAGAAAATTCTATATCATTCAGATTTCCAGCTTGAATAGTATCAAATACAAAATTTGCCATTTCTGAGCAACTCTGCATAGTATTCGATATTATACTATGTAGTGTTACCTATATATTATTTTTTTATGTAATAATTTTAATTAAACCATGCTGATTTCTGCATTGTCTTCTATACACATTATTGCCATTGCAGCATAATTATGAAGATCCATAAGCGTGTCTTTAAGAGTTTCATCTGAAACAGAAATTTCAAGACCTCTTTTTGAAATATTTGTGAATCTAGACATCTTATCTGAAATTCTTACTAAGACTCCTACTGTACCGTGTTGAGCAAATGCATCGCCGTAGTCTTTATTTTTCTTTTCAAAAATTTGTTTGCATTCATTTTGAATCTTTTTTAGCTGTGCTACACGGTCCATTTATAATATTTTATAAATTATATCTTTAAATATCTATTAAATTTTTAGAAACAGGGATAACTAATTTAGAAATTTCATTCCTAAGCTCTTTGTTTTCTTCTCTAAGTTCATAAATCATTTGTTTTAGATATCTATTTTCTTTACATTTTTCTTCAAAATCTCTATTTATATCTGAAACTTCTTTAAAATCAGTTTTAAATTTTTCATCTGCTATTCTTAAACATTTTTCATAATGTTTCTTAGTTTTGAAATGACTAGAAACTAATCTATAAAAATCTGGTCTTCCATAAAATTTTCCACAACAATTACAACCATTAGGATATTTTTCTTGTAAATCCCTAATGTTCATATCTATCTTGCAATTATTTTCCCAGTCTGTTTTAGGTTCATATTGAATAATATTTGTCAACATATTATAATATGTTATAATATTTTATAAATTATATCTTTAAATGTATCCACATTTTTCTACAGTTTTTCCGTCGAATTTAAAAGGCATAGCACACCCATAAACAAGGTTTGACATTTTAAGTCTTTTACATTCCTCTTCTGATGTATGAGGGTTTATAAATTCATTATTAGATTTAAGCACTGCATGTCTAAATATTCCACATTTAATATCAGAGATGTGTACTTGACATAAACAATTGCAATTTGGACACTTAAAATAGTACATCTCCTGAGATTGTATATAAGTTATTTTATCGTCTTCCATAAAAATTTTACATTTTTTAATTGTATTTAAACTTTAAGTTTAATACATAATTGTAAAAAATGAAGTGCGAATGTGGTTACACTGCTTTTTATTACCAGAAGTTCGCAGACAATAAGAAATGGGATGTTTACAAATGCGGTCACGCTATGATAGAGTCTAAAAAGAAAACAAGGTGTGACATGAACATTTGTGAATACATCTCCGAAATAAATTGCGTCGAAACAAAGAAACACAAAGTACACATCGAAAAAGAAAAAATCGATCCTGAAAAACTTTACATAGATGATCTTCAAAAATATATACACCTATGTGAAATTACGCAAAAGTTTTCAAAAAAATATCGCTGGAATTACATTTCAAACATTAATTTTTTACTTAGAAAACTTAACTTTGACTTATATTTTGAGGATAAAGAAACTCTTGAAAGTTTAAAACATCGCATTAAAAATAAATGTGTACCCCGTGTAATTAAGAAAACCGAATTTCCTATAAAACTTGTTGATTATCCGGATTATTTAGCTGTTCTTAAGAAAGAACCTATTATAATTGAAAAGAAAAAGAAGAAATCTGAAAAAATTAAGAAAAAGCACTTTTTACTTGCAGGGGACGATCAGGAAGAACTGGAAGAAAATGAAAATGAAAATGAAAACAAACCAAAAGAAGAAATACTACCATCTGACGCAGAATCTGATTCAGAAGATGAAGGCGATAATACATTTGACATCGACAATTATGACTCTGGTGAAGACTATGAAGATTTTGACGATGGCGGTGCATTCAGCGATTAAAAATATAAATAAATAGTAAAGATGTTATCAAAACTTTTGGACGAACAGGGTCAGACAAAAATAAAAGAGACGTTAAATGATGTTACATTTCCTATTAAATTTTATTGCATAATAATAACAGTTCTACTGTTACTAAATGCATTTTATTTGTATTCAATTTGCGAAAAACTCGGTAATTAATATAAAAAAATAACTAATTTAAAATTATAAATGCTTAACGTTTCGGACCAAGAAATTCAGTTCTTTAAAAATGACGTCACGCAATATAGCGAACTAGACACTCAGATAAAAGAGCTTAAAAAGAAAATAAAACCTCTACAAGATAAAATTAAAGAACTTACTAAGATTAAGCAAGAAAAACAGGCAGAAGTTTTGACTTTTATGGAGGCAAATGAACTTGATATGTGTAACATAGATACAGCCTCTTTTGAACTTAAGAGTACAAAAAGTACTAAGCAAATTACAAAAGGAGATGTATATGACAGGTTGTATAAGTATTTCTCTGAAGATACAGACAAAACTCATGGAATGTCTGCAGAAGAAAAAGCAAAATTTGTACACGATTATATCTACATAGAAGGTCGAGAAAAAACTATAAATAAAGCTCTAAAAGCTAAATAATCAATATACAAACGGAGAAATATCATCTATCTCTGAATCAGAATCAGAGTAATAATCATTTGGTTCATACTTGATTTTAGATATCTGTTTTGCATACATCTTATAAGTTAAATTTTTAATATCGCTGTTATTAACTTTTAAAAGTGCTACATCAGATGTGTATTTATCTTCTGTAAAATAAAATACTGTTAGATTTTTACAATTGGGTTCAACATTATATAAGATTATATATTCATCATATCTTTTATAATGTTTGTATTCTTGAAAACAACACGGGTCGAATACACGCTGTGTCGTGTTTTTTTGGCTAATTTCACCATTTTTGTTGAAAACAAGAAACGCTAGCGTTTTCATTTTTTCATTATTAATAAGAAAATATTATTTTTTTACAGGTATTAACGAGTATAAATTTCTAAAATTATTATTCACTAAAAAATCATATAAAAAAATATTTTATATAAAATTATATCAGCTGATGTCTATTCTTGAAGCTAACCGTCCTTGGAGTAATGAAATAAAAGAAAGAGTTAAAAATGCAGACAATGATGAAATTATGAAATATTTTGAAGATCTAAGTGCTAAATGGACAGTTAGTAAGGGAAATCCAATAGAAGAAGCATGTAAAAGATTAAATATAACTTCTATAGACGGTATAGACACATCTGTTCTCCAAGTAGAACTAGAAAAAGCTATATTTGAAGCTACATTAGTATACACTAAATTTAAAAAGTGTATAGAAGATTTCGAAGAATATTCTTCGCGCTGGGATAAATTATATGAGGTCATCTTTTACTCAGAAAGACTTATCCGGGATACATATCTTTTGTTTAAAACATGTGAACCTGGGCATAATTCATTATATAATGAAGATCCAGATGTTTTGTTTAAATACACAAGATTTACGGATGATTCTAAAAAGACGCCTTATCAATGTCTTCTTTTGTACTTTTTAGAAACTATTTCAGAAGAAGGATTTACAAAATGCGGCGGTAATCTTTATAAACCTCTTATAAAATATGGTAATAATACACATGCTTGGAAGAAGCAGTGTTCTATTAAAGAATACATATATCAAAAAACCGATCATAAAATAAATTTTAATCAGTGGAAAAATGCAACAGCAAGTGGCGGCAGTAATATTAATAATGCTGAAAAGTATTTCAATGAATTTGTTGGTCCAGAGTTACCAACTCTTGTAAAAGATCGACACCTTTTTGCATTCAAAAACGGAAATTACATAACAAAATATAACATCGCAGGTCCCGATGAAACACCTGTTTATACAGATGTATTTGTTCCTTATGGAGAATCTCATCCTTATATTACTAATTTTTCAGTTGCATGTAAATATCATGATTCAAACTTCGATAACTTTTCACAATACGGAGAAGAAGACTGGTTCAAAATAATAGATTATTGCCCTACCTTTAAAAGCTTGTTAGAATATCAAGAATTTACAGAAGAAGTTCAGAGATGGTTGTGTACATTCATGGGGAGAATGTGCTTTGACATCGGAGAATTAGATAACTGGCAAGTACTTCTTTATCTACTTGGTCAAGCAGGTGCTGGAAAAAGTACAATTTTAATGAAGATTCTTCAGAAATTTTATGATGAAGAAGACGTGGGAGTAATAGCTAATAATATAGACGCAAAGTATGGTATTAAACCACATGCTAATAAATTTATGGTACTTGCACCCGAGATAGCTGAAAATTTTAAGATGGAACAGACGGATTGGCAGCTTATTGTAGAGGGTGGTAGAAATACATATTCAGAAAAGTACAAAAATGATGAAACAATAGACTGGAAAGTACCAATGACTATGGGAGGTAATAAAATAATGAGATACAAAAATAATTCAGAAAGTGTATCACGTAGAACAGCTGTTGTGAATTTCTGGAAGAAAGTAATGAACACTGACACAGAAATAGATAAAAAATTGCTTAAAGAACTTCCTTTTATAATGAAATTATGTATTCGAGGATACTATTCTGCACTGAATACACATGGCAAAAAGGGTATCTGGAATATATTACCAAGATACTTCCATGAAAATAAAGAAGAAATGGAACAGACTACAAATTCACTGCAAAATTTCTTGAAATCTGGTAAGGTAGTATTTGATAAGAAATTGTATGTACCAATGAAAGTATTTTCTCAAGCGTTCAATGATCACTGCCGAGAAAATAATTTGCCACGGGAACAGTTTACAAAAGATTACTTCATGGCTATATTTACAAATAATAATATTAAAATTATACAACAGGGTACACGAGAATATCCAATTAATTCTGGCATAACACTTAAAAGAACTACATTCTTTACAGGAATAGACATCCCGAGTGACGACAACGAAATTGATGACCCTGAGTAATGCGTTTTTTTATTAATATTTTAAACATTTACAATAATGTAAATGGGTAGCGATACTAAAGTAGCAGAAGACTCTAGTCTAGTTTACACAATTCTCTTTGTATGCGTATTAGCTGTTTTAGCATTTTTGATTTATAAATTATACAACAAGGTAAACGAATTAGCAGAAAAGGTCGAAAATATGACTAAACCACACCCTAACCCAGAACAAGACAAACCTCAATTAAAAGAAGATACCCCTAAATTAGAAGAAGTAACAAATTCCGAACCAGGACCAAGTAAAACATTAGAACCAATTAAGGAAAATTAAATAGAAGTTATTAAAGACATTATAACTTTTTGATAATAATTATATTCTTCTTCTGAAATATATAAATTCCAGTTTATTGTATTTAGTAAATGAACTTCTAAAGGACCAGAGTCCTGTATTTCTAAATCTGAACAATATTTATTGGCCAATATTAAACATGTTTCTAAAACTGGTTTAATATTTGCATTTGTTAATTTACAAATTTTATTATATCTATTCATGTAAATCATTGCTACAATAATAGTGCATTTGTCAAAAACTTTATTATTCTTATAAAAATTTGATATAAAAGAATATATATAACATTTATTTGTGAATGTACTTATTATTTTATGAGATACATTACAAGAAATATTTGAATCTATTATATTATTTATTTGATATAAAGTCAGCATTAATATAAAAAATCATTATTATTTTGCAACAAAATAAAAATTTGATTTAATACAAATTTATATGCATTTATATCATTTCCACCTGTAACTATAATACTACCCGGTCTAAACATTGCACAAGTTATAATATTTTGATTTATAGGATTTGAAAACTTAATATTTATACCCGGGTATTTACTTGGATTAAATGAATACATCTTAACAGATTCCATTTCTTTTGAATCTAAAAATTTACAAACATTTGTTTGCTTTATATTTTTGTCTATCTTGAAGTCTGAATTTATCATGCATATTCTTACATTTGATATAAAAGCCTCAGTTGCAAACGCTGAAAGGTTACATAGTCTTCTATATATTTTTCTTATAGCGTATGTAGCCGACATGACATTTAATACTCCGGCTAACTGCATATTCCCATTTGAAAATATCTTGATAGATACCCTATTTTTAGATTGATACTTTACACCCGTGTATGTATTTATACAATTATAAAAAGTTTTACCTGTTATTTCTGAACAATAAACATTTATATACTCTTCTAAATTTATGTTGCTATTGAAACTACAACAGACCGTCATAGTTGAAATACCCCAGTTTTTTACTAAATTAAACTTTTCAAGTTGAGTTATACTTTGTAGCTCATTGTATGTGTCATAAAAATTACTAAAGTTTTCATTACATATACAATCATTGTGTTTGCATTTAGGATCGCAAATTTTGCAAAAATCAGTCATTTGATTCTTTATATTACATTGTAAGTTTTCTTTATATTAATATTTTTTAGTAATTTATGACCTCCATTAGTTGAATATAATCGAGTATCACTTTGTTGTCCATAGATTCTCTGCAAGCTTTTAGTATTATTTGAGAGTCTTCTCTTGAATGATTTTTAATTAGGTAATTAATGTAATATATGAATCTTGGTAATATATTATTATATATTTCCTCTAAAGTCATATATTTATTTTGAACTTCGTTTAAGATGTCATATAGACAGTAAGTTATTATATTTAAATCTGTATTTTTAATCATACTTTTTGAAATAAGTATCTTATTAGTAGTCTTTCCATAGTAGTATCTTATTAATTTGTTAATTTGCATTAATTTATTATCTTTTATAATTTGTCTTGTACACGGATCTCTAAAGTCTTGTGTTTTATTTAAATATTCGACGAATGTATAAAAATCGTAATAAAAAAACTTATCATTTACTTTTATAGAAATAAAAGGATACTTTAGAGATTCGTGACATATAGGACAAGTTTTTTCATTTATTGTCTTATTTCTTAAACCACTCTGAATAATTTTAGCTGCGTTATATTTTTTTAATAAGACTAAAAGATAATCTTTATTATAATTTGATATATAACGTATACCCTTTATTCTACACAGATTTCTAATGGCTTTAACAGTAAAAATTTTTGAATAAGATATCAACATCACATTTAATTATAAAATATATTTTTAAATTAAATGTCTTGAATTTAAAAATGTGTTTAAAAGAATAAAATATTTAATTTATAATGTCTTCTTTTAAGATTTCTAAAAAAACAGCTCATACAGATGCCAGAATGTCTATATTAGCAAAACATGATAAAACAATAGAAAACATAGAAAAAGATAAAAAAAATATAAATAAGTACAAATCCGAGTTAAATTTATTATACAAAGCTAGAACTGTTAATAAATTTAACAGGGAAATTGAAGCTAAAATAAAACATTTAGAGGAAAAAATAAACGACTTAGAGACAGATAGAGAACTTTCTGATTATCTTTTTAGATCTATGGATTTTATAAGAGAAATAGACTCAGAGGAGCATACAACAGAATGCAATAATGACGGCGAGATATTTAAGTACATCTCATTAGATTCTACTAATAATAAAGAAGAAATGTACAAAAGATATATGGCAAAATGTTTTCCAAAAGAATCTAGTGTATATATAGAAAAAAGGCAAAATAGTTACATTTGTAGAGACTGTCAATGTAGTACTATTCATGACTCATCGTCTGGACTACTAATTTGTTACAATTGTGGTCTAACTGAAACTTTTAATATTTCAGAACTTCCAGAATGGAATCATGCTGAAAATCATGAGTATACAAAACCATATAGTTATAAACGAACTAATCATTTCAAAGAATGGATAACCCAGATACAAGGTCGAGAAGGAACAAATGTACCAGAAGAAGTAATTCAATTACTAATTTTAGAAATCAAAAAAGAACGCCTCACAGACAAAACTTTGATTACGTATTATAAAATCAAGGAATTTCTTAAAAAATTAAAATTAAACAAATACTATGAACATATACCAAATATCATTCATAAGATAACCGGTAATAAACAATTGCATATATGTCAAGAATTAGAGAATAAGCTTATAGAAATGTTTAATGAAATTCAAGAACCGTTTGAAAAGCACTGTCCAAGAAATAGAAAGAACTTTTTAAGCTATTCTTATACTTTATATAAATTTTTTCAACTACTTAACAAACATGAATATCTAATTTACTTTCCTCTTCTAAAGAGCAGAGAAAAACTATTTGAACAAGAAAATATATGGAAAGGAATATGTAAAGATCTAGATTGGAAATTTATAAAGTGTATCTGATTTATTTAACGTAATGTAATTTAATGTATTTAGTAATTATTAAATACTACAGCGCCATCTTGATATAAAGCTGTACATTTACCCTCTGCGACAACGGTTAAGGTATTGAAAAAGTCTGAGAAACTAGCAACTGTAATGTCTTTTTTGGCAGTCAATACAACACGAATAGAATCAAATTTGCTAAATGGTACGTAAGCCTGATCTGTCTCTTCCATGTGAGCATTTTTTACAATTGGTATTTTATAATAAAAAAATCTATTTGAAATACCCTCTGATATAGCCCAAACATGTGGTTGATTAAATGATATTGAATAAGGCAGAATTCCAGAGTAAGATGTAGAGTTTAAATAAAGTTCTACATCAAAACCGCCTAAATTAGAAAGTTGGTTATTGCATAATCCTAAGATGTAAAGATTACATGTATATAAATTAAAGTGATCGCAATTTATAGTTAAAGTAGAACCAGCATTTAATGTTGTACCCGATGGTTTTGCTTCTGACGATAATTCTGCATACTGTGTAATATTTGTTCTTTTCGGAACTACTTGATTTCTTAAAAAGTCTCTTTCAGCATTTGTCATGGAGTATTTATTAGCGTATAAACTAAATGTAAACCCAGGGTCTATTAAAGTTGTTAGAGCTACAGTAGAATTAGCAGTAATGTTCACATAATTATTAAAGTTAGTTTTTGTAAAATTCTGCGGATAAACTTTTACTTGCAGAGTTTGATTATTTGCACAACTCATCAAATAAGAAGAATCCATACCACTGTTAGACAACATTCTAAATATATTCAAATTAATTCTTTGAGTACTAACTCCCGTAGTTGCAGTATCTGTAAAAGTTGGTACATAATTAGTAAATAGACTGTAATCAGCTGCGTCAAAAAATTCTTTTACCAATTGAGCGGTATTTATTGTACATATTACTTGATTTCCAATACATACTTCTATTCTTTCTACAAAAAATAACATATGATAATGAGGAGTGTCACTACCAACTTCCAGCTCGCCTGTTCTTTCTATTACAAGAGTTAAATCATTAATAGCATCTGAGTCATTGTCAAATGTAAACACTACAGTCTCGGGTGATGTAATCGCTCCTTTGTTAGACGATACTTCTGAAAAACTACAACCGTTGACATAATACTTATCTGTATCATTTTCATTCCAAAAAACAGACTTTACACCTGGTAAACTTTTATCAGTCGTTCCATAACCTTGTGTACCCGTGCCGTCATAAGCTGCTATTGCTGCAATTGAGCCTGACATTTATTATAAATGTATTTATTTTTTTTTTAAATTAATTTAATTCAATTGTACTGCATTGTATTGTTTATTTAAATTTAAATAAATTATACAATACATTTATTCACTTATATTTATTCATTTACATTTATTCATTTATATTTAGTACATGGCTAGAGAAGCCGCACCACCCTTGAAGAGCGCGGTTGTCTCGCCAACGCACGTTACGTTTACGAATGTCGAAGAACCGCTAGCCGGAGGAGAGGTAAATGTTAAAGTTAGGCGAATGCTATCGAATCTATTTAGAGGAACACACGACCCGCCGAAAGCAGTAGCAGCAAGAGGGAAAACATAAGTTCCTATTCCAAATTCCTCGACTTTAATAACCGAAGGCGATGTTCCATCACCGTATATATACTTATTTGAATAAAGACCTAGTGAATCAGATGTACAAGAATCTAGTAAAACACCGGGTAACTGACCTGAAAATGAGCTAGAATTTAATTTTAATTCTACGCTTGTTAATTTTACACCAACTCCTGCGTTACCAGATATTATTAAATGCGACGCATACAAAGAAAAGTGATCTAATTCAATTGTCTTAATAGCAGACGACCCCAGATCAGATGTATATGAATTCTGAGTCATCTTTAGTCTCTTTGGTAGACCCATGGGCATAGCCTTCATTTGCTCGCGTTCTTCGTTGCACATAATCTGTTGCTTTGCATATAGTTTGCATGAAGTTAGTGCGGCGTTCGCGGGTGTCTTAAGTATCTCTGCTCCGACGGCCAGGGGGAGGGTGACAGCGGTTATATTATATTGAATGGGTACGTCTTCTTGAGTAGTAACGTCGGTGGCCACCCCAATACCTACCGGAACAGCAGTATGTAATGAAGTTGGGAAATCATCTCTGAAATAAACCTTAATCTTTACACTCTGATGGGGAGCAGCGGCCATTGGGTAACCATCTTCTGTCTGATTAGTAAACTTACTGAAACGGGGTCCTAAAGTTTTGGTTAGAGATGGGATTACTACCCACGCAGTTTCCGAGCTTCCTGTGGCCGACGGAGTTGTTAAGGAGCTTGTTTCCGTGAAAAAATCAGATGTCATTTCAGTTGAATTAACAACTCTTAAATCTGAATTTTCTATAGTTTGCCAAATTTGTGTACCAACCTGAATTTCAATACGATTTATAAAAGTTTGAAGCGCGAAAGCTTTTGGTGTTTGAGTAATGGGAGATATATTGGATACGGACACCGTATAAGTTGGTAGGGCGCCTGTTATTTCTAAATACATATCACCAAGGCAGTCTATGTCGTTATTCACGGTAAAAAGTCTAGACTGACCAAAGTCTACGGTACTTGCACCGCTAGATGGAATTTCAATAACAGACGAACCAAATAGTAACTGACGAGTAGTATCATTCTTATTCCAGAAGACCGACATAACGTCACCGTCATCATCATGAATCTTATTAGTTACAGCAAGACCTTGGGTACCAGACCCATTATAAGCAGCATGAGCAGCTACAGCTCCAGACATTTGTATTTACAATTTATAAAAGAAAATAATTTTAAATTTAATACGTAGTTAAAATTATTTAATTTAAATGAATTTATTTAATTGAATTAATTTGTGTATTTAGTACATGGCTAGCGAAGCAGCGCCACCCTTGTAAAGGGCAGTAGTCTCACCAACGCAAGTGACATTCACAGTAGCACCTGAAGCTACACCATTAGTACCTGGTAGACCAGTTAGCTTAAGTCTAATGTTATCAAATCTATTTAGAGGAACAGACGAACCACCGTATGCATGTGAAGCCAGAGGGAATACAAAAGTTAAATTAGAAGAAGTGTTGGCATTCGAATCCCAGTATTCATTTGTAAATAATCCCATAGACGGACCCGTTAACTTAAGAAGTCCTAGAGGTAACTTACCGGAGAAAGAAGAAGAATTTAAAAGAAGTTCAGCATAACCTGAATAAAAAGCAGCCGTGTTCGCATGCGAGAAGGTCCAAGGTATACTTATTATAATATGCGACGCATACAAAGAAAAAATATCTAGATCTATATCTAGTGTAGCCAGGTTGGCTGTCGTAGTTACGTAACTCTTATTTTGTGTCATTTTAATTCTCTTTGGTAGACCCATGGGCATCGCCTTCATTTGCTCGCGCTCTTCGTTACACATAACCTGATTTTTAGCATATAACGCTAATTCAATACTACCGAGGTTTGGCGACGTCTGTGCAGTTGTATAAACCTTTACTTTAACCTGTTGATGTGGAGCAGCGGCCATTAGATAACCACTTTCCGTCTGTTCTGCAAAATTTTCAAGACGAGGACCTAGAGTCTTCGTGAATAATTTAATTGGAATATATGCGTTTGCGACTCCACTTGTAGCAACAGTACCTGGCCCGGCATTAGTAAACTGGTTATCTTTTCCCACGCCGCCTGTAGTCTGAAAGCAAAAATCTGCAAAAGATCCAGAAGATAGCTCAGTCGAAGCAAGAGCTAGAAGATCTGCGTTTTCAAAAGTTTGCCAAATTTGAGTACCAACCTGAACTTCTATTCTTGTTACTAATTTTGCAAGTTGCTGTTGGTTGATAGTCTGGGTAGAAGAGGAGGAGGTATTTGTATATTTTACATTTAAAACCATATCGCCTAAACAATCGATGTCATTATTTACATCAAAAATTACATTATTGTTCTGAGTAATATTACTTGTACCGGAACCGCCACTAGTTGGAACTTCTACGAAAGCCGAACCAAATAGTAACTGACGAGTAGTATCATTCTTATTCCAGAAGACCGACATAACGTCACCGTCATCATCATGAATCTTATTAGTTACAGCAAGACCTTGGGTACCAGACCCATTATAAGCAGCATGAGCAGCTACAGCTCCAGACATTTGTATTTACAATTTATAAAAGAAAATAATTTTAAATTTAATACGTAGTTAAAATTATTTAATTTAAATGAAATTATTTAATTGAATTAATTTATGTATTTAGTACATAGCTAGCGAAGCAGCGCCACCCTTGTAAAGGGCAGTAGTCTCGCCAACGCAAGTGGCGCTTACTGTAAGAGTACCCGAACCCACATACGCGACGCTTAATTCCATTCTGATATTATCAAATCTATTTAGAGGAACAGACGAACCGCCGTATGCATGCGAAGCCAGAGGGAATACATAAAAGTTATCTGTTACATTAGCACCGTCTATGAAAAATCCATTGGAATAGAGCCCTAATGCGTCAGCCGCTGACCCAGTTAATAAAGGTCCATCTAGAGTTCCCGAAAATGAGCTAGAATTTAATTTAAGTTCAGCGGTATTGATACTGCTATTTGTAATAGCACTCGATCCTTTTACATAGAGTATTATATGCGAAGCAAAAAGTGAAAAGTGATCAAGATCAAGGGGGACGGTTACAGGCGAGGCACCGGATGATACAGTAGTCGTCTTTGTGGTGTTCTGAGTCATCTTTAGTCTCTTTGGTAGACCCATGGGCATTGCTTTAATCTGTTCGCGCTCTTCGTTGCACATTACAACGCACTGACCAAATAATTTAAGATCAAAACCAGTCACGGCGCTCAAAGAGGATGGCTTTGTGCCAGCCATGTAAACTCTAATCTTTACAGCTTGGTGGGGGGCGCCCGCTAGAAGATAAGAGTTTTCAGAAATATCTGTGAATTTGGAGAGCTTTGGACCAACACTTCTAGATAACATCGGTATACGTAATACACCAGTAACATCTCCAGACCCGCCCGCACGCAGACCAAAAGACGTTGAAGTAGAGCCATAAGTAGCACTGACCGTGTTTCGTCTGCCGTTTTTAAGAAAACCACCCGACATAGCTAAAGTAAAAGATTCAAATGCATCCTCAGACATCTCTGTCATATTCAATGCGCCTATATCATTAGTTTCTAGTGTTTGCCATACTTGTGTACCAACCATGAATTCAATTCTTTTAATACAAGCTAACAGATCAAATGCTTTAAGTTCTAGAGACGACGAGGTAGAGCTTGTTGTAATCTGAAGATATAAATCACCAAGGGCGTCTATGTCATTGTTTACAGTAAAAATCTGATTACCTCCCGCGGTGAGATTTCCACCGCTACCGGACGCGGGGATTTCAATGATAGACGAACCATAAAGTAGCTGACGAGTAGTATCATTCTTGTTCCAGAAGACAGACATAACGTCGCCGTCATCATCATGAATCTTATTAGTTACAGCAAGACCTTGGGTACCAGACCCATTATAAGCAGCATGAGCAGCTACAGCTCCAGACATTTGTATTTACAATTTATAAAAGAAAATAATTTTAAATTTAATACGTAGTTAAAATTATTTAATTTAAATGATTTTATTTGATTTATTTAAATTGTTTAAGCAGAAAACGAAATAGTACCGCCAACTGTACTCTGAATCTGTGTTCCACAGCAGGTTACGTTTATGTTAGACACAGCTACTGTAGTACCACCGGTTCCATAAGGAAAAAGCGTAAAGCCATCCGCATAAGTAATTACTAACTTTTTGTTATTTAGTCTCGAAAATGGAATACCAGCCGTGCTAAAAGCGGAGCCGGCTAACTTTAATATGTAAATATTTCGATTAGCCGAAATACTTGTCAAATTGAAAAGTTCTAATTTATTAGTTGTAAGACAAGATCCTGGAACACTTCCTGTTCTATCATTTCCCAATATCAATTCAGCCGACTTTAACCAACCTGGTGCAACTCCTAATTCAGTATTTGCGACGCCGGTACCGTCGGCGCTGATAGCCGACCAGGTTGTACCCGAGAGGGTTCCACTGCCAGGTCCTGCCGACGCGGTTCCGCTAGAATTAAATATGCTATTATCTAAAGTTAATAATATATGAGATACATTTATATTAATAGAGCTTAAATCGATTGTAACAGGGCCAGCCACAGAAGACACACTGTATGCAACAGACTGAGAAGTATTAACTGGTCTATTTATTATATTCTTTGCTATAAAATTCTTTTCTGTAGAAGTCATAGAATGACTAAAAACGCACACCCCGGTTGATATACTAGCTGGATGTGTAGCAGCTAGTCGTGTAACCCCGGTAGCACCGAGACTATTGTAATAAACTTTCATTGTTAAATTGTTCGTTACAGCACCTGCTTGTAAAAAAGATTTATTTACACCAGTTGATCTTCCAGTGAACGGGATAGAAAGCGCAAAATCAATATTATCCGCGGTTGCGTATAAACCACTTGAAGCTGACTGGTATGTATTTACACTTACTACATATCCTGATTCTGTTAAATTTCTGGCATAAATATCACCTGGTAGAATAGTCTGAACTACTAAATTGCCTAGTTTAATTTCTACTTTGCTTATAAGATCTAAAATAAATGTAGAAGATACGCCTCCACCAGATGAACCGAATGACATTTGAAGAGTTATTTCACTTATTGCATCTACATCACTTGGTAGTGTAAATGTTTCATATGGTTTAGAAGCTTTGAGTTGGGTCAAATTAATACTCCCAGATATAAAACTCATTCCAGATCCATTAATGTATTCAGTTGTACACTTAGTAAGAAACTCTGATTCAATTAGCTTTGTTTCGTCTGCTTCATTGGCTCTACATACAGACTGTGATCCTGTTGAATTAAAAGTTTTAATAGCAACGTTGTCTATGCCCATTTTATTTACTTTTATATATACATTTTATTTTTATTTTTAAAACTAATTATTGTTTCGTTTAAAAAGTTACAATTAAATCGTTTTATTTATTAAATATGTCGCAGTTTGAATGTTCTGTAAAAGATCTAAATGGTAAACAAGAAGAAATAACAGAAGAAATTGAAGCTGAAAGTCCAAAAAGTATCTTATCAAGGGGCAAACAAAAAGGAAATGTAAATCAGAATTTAAATTTAGATGTAAATAGTTCGCTCTTTGCTAAGATATCAGAAGAGAAGAATGTAAGAATTATTTTACTTGTGATTATAGCTTATCTTATTACTAGCTCAAGTCAGTTTACTGAACTTTTGGGTAATTCGTTTCCATATTTAGTAGAATCAGGGGTTACAAACTTAAGTGGAAAAGTCGTAATTGCTATTTTAATAGGACTTTCAGTGGTACTATTTACTTCTTTTTTCCAGGTCCCATAAAGGCATCTTTACCTGTTATATTATTTTCAAGTCTTTCTAGTAGCCCAGGAAGGCTAAAATCTTGAGGTTTTTTGATTTCTTTAGTTTTTGGTTTTTTCCAATTAAGAGCACTTTCAAGAGAAGTTGTAATTGGCACACAACTACTTTGAAACTCTCTGCACGGGCCGTGAATACCATGATTTTCTGACATACACTTCTGACAAAGTCCACTTGGACTTAGTTTAAAATAAATGTGATTATTACTATGAAAGTCCTGTTTATTTTGACAATACTTAGACTTCGAGTTTATTAAATACATACATTTGTCTTTTACTTGTGAAATAGCACGGATATCTTCTACGCGATAACCAACAGCATGAAGTTTAAAAAATTTTTCAATAGCTATGTACTCTTGTGAACTTCTAGAAAGAGTTATAAGATTTCCACAATTACTTTCAGTACTCTCTTCTGTTTCTACATATTCAACAAGACCTTGTACCTCTGTTATACTTTTAGATTCACATCTTATGCTAGTATTCTTAACCAATTGAAATGTATCTTTGTTATAAAAATCAAATAAAGCTTCATCTCTTTTGGTCCCATTGTATACATCCTTAAGTATATAAATTCTCTCTTCGTAGTTTTTAATACCGTCTGATATCGTACATTTATCTGAACCAACTAGTCTGAGACCATTATTTTCATAAACGCAGCGATCTATTATTTTTTCCCAAGAGTCATAGTGTTTTTCATTCTTCCCATAAACATTAGTTAAATTTACTATAAGATTTTTACGAATAGCCAATGATGTAGTCTTGTCTACAATTATGTCAGGCCAATGTAAATGAAATCCTTGCTTAAAATAAACTGTTCCATTTTTAGTTATTTCTTTATTTTTATCAGCCCCCGTTACTATACAAACCAAAGAATTATTTTTATACAAATTACTCAATGTGTTTTGTATAAGAATCACATATTCTTCTAGATTTATTATTTCTTCTGAAAGTATATCAAAGTCTACAAAAAACTTAAAAAATTCAGTTTTTCTTTCTACTATACAGTTTTTATATTTTATATACTTACTGTACATAATCTGGAACGTTTCGTGATCTTCTGATATGTCTAGTTTCCCTCCGTCAAACATAAAATGAGTAATAGTTTGTTTACTCGAATCTGTTACCATTTTTCCAGTTGATTTTAGCCAAATATTCAATGGATGTTCCATTTTATAATTATAAATAAATTATTTCTCTAAATTACTAGGGTTTAAATTTAATCGTAACATTGCATTTGTTAGTATATATACCCTTTACTGCACTCGGGGAAAGCACTGATCGTTTACCTTTCTTTTTAGAAGCCATGGTATTTATCATGTCTGCGTCTATAAATTTAATATTTGACAATGCATAATCAAGTATCTTGTTATCTATAAACCATCTAAAAAAATTAAGCTGACCAACAGTTGTAACTATTTCTGTATCTGAAATGCTTTCTTCTGTATATTCTCTCCATTTAAAAGTTACTGTATTTATAATAAGACGTTTTTGTCTACAAAATGGATCAAAAAATTTTTTTGAATAAGCTTTTAACTGGTTTTTGTAATCGAGGTATATATTAAAATATATAATTTCACCCGAATTACCAAGTGGATATATTATATTATACTTTTTAGCGTAATTTGTTACTAACCAATCAAGAAGTCTCAGACTTAACGGAGTATTTTGATAAATTATATCCTTAAAAAGACTTATTTTAGTTTTATAATAATTTAATAAAAAATTTACAAGAGTTTCTTCTTTTGAGGTAAAAGACATAATACTAATGAATAATACGTTACCTTTAAATTTATTTAAAGAGACCACAAGATTATATATTATAATAATGCAATCAGAGATCACAGATGAAAACTTTAAAAAACAAATTGTGTTTTTACTAAATAACAGTTGGACTGGAAAAGGAGACATGTATTTTCCTCTTCAGAACTCTGTGAACATAGAAAAAAGATACATTTTTAAGCTCAGAAATTTTAAATACATTTTTTACAAAAAGGACACAGTGGACACAAAACGAGCTATTTTATTTATGTTTTTGGATAAAAATGGCAATAACACATCTGTAGTAATTCTTAAAGATTTGACTATTTATAAAATTAACATAATGTGCCCAGACGAATACTACCAAGGAACAATTTTTGATATTTCTTATAAACCAGAAGAAATCTGTCTTTATGATACATTTTCTTGCTGTGGAAGTAAGATCAATAGAATTACTTATCTAGACCGCGTAGCAGAAGCTCAGACTTTTAAACATAATATACAGTCTAGTAGTACACCAATTACTGTAACTGATTATTCAGAATCTATTAATTCTTATGCAGAAGACTTCAAAGACACAGATGAAATTTTTATGATTCCAAATGATTTGCCTATTATAACGGGTGTAAATTATTCTTGTTTTAAATGGAAACCTTCTAACTTGATAACATTTAGTCTCTTAGTGAAAGAAAAAAACGAAGACATTGAATTATACAGCACTATATTTAAGAATGAAACGCTGTTTGCAAAAATTCATCATTCAGATCCCGAAGGACAAAAATATATACATCTAATTAAATCATTAGAAGACTACAAAGACAATTGTATCATAGACATTAATATCAATGATAAAATTGAAATAATTGGAGTTAACGATTTTAAAACAATTCCAAGCACGGTTAGATCTATAGAGAAAATAATTGCTATTAAACATGAAGATCTTAAACTAAGTGATCTAGATTTCAATTAGAATCATTAGAAAATGATAATATTTGGAGTACATATGTAAATAAATTTATTATATCAAGATACAAATTAATAGAAGCAATTATAAAGTCTTCTTTTTTGTAGACTTTATAAGTTCTATCTGTTATCATTTTTGTATCATAAATAATAAAACCAGAAAATAGTACACTTCCTGTACACGCTATAAATAAATGTAAATAATTACTCATTATAAATACATTTATGATTCCAATCGATATAAAACTTATTGTTAACATTATTAAAAACTGATTAAAGTAAGATACATACATTTCCCAGAATGACAATAAGCCTACAAAAGTCATAGCTAATGTATCTATCGTTGTTATACCGAGCGCTAATAGTAATGTATCTCCGTTTATAAAAGTCGAGATTGAGCTAAGTGTATAGCTCGTGCTTAATGTAAATAAACAAAGAAGTATATAATTTATAGGGAAAGTAACAAAGTATCTTTCACAGCAACATGAAACAAATAATGGTATAAATGTAAAAAATAAACTAAGCCCAAGAAAAGCGCGACCTAAGTCTGATATATAAAATGTTCTTAAGTCATAAAATTTAGAAATTGAAACACATGTTAGAAACGAGAATAATTGAAAAAGTAAACAAATGTAAACCTTAAAAATGAACTTTTTAGACTCTTTAAGAGTCATACCTTCTGGTTCTTGTTCAATAACGGGGATTCCCTCAACTAAAGGAATCGTAATCATTTATATTACATTAAAATAATAAAATAATTCTAAATTGCTTTATTATTTTAATTACATCACGTTATACATTATACATTATACATTATACATTATACATTATACATTATACATTTACCACGTGCCGAAATAACCCATACGCTTTCTACGGAGGCGGTAGGCACGGCGGGCCGCGATAGCAGCCTTGGTCATCTTGAGCTTCCGGCGCTTGCGACGACGGAGCTTCTTGACGGCACGGCGAACGCGACGCTTCTTTGGCGAGAGAAGGTGGCCACGGCGCTTGAGAACCTTCGCCTCGATGTAGTGACGACCAGACTTGGTACGATAGTAGAGACCGCCGTTTTTACCACGGTGGAGCTTGCGCTTGCGACCGCGGACGGTTACGAACGCGCGGGACTTTGGTAGCGACTTAACGTAGTGACCACGCTTTGGGCGGCGACCAGGCGACTTCTTGGCCTTGCGCACACGGCGCTTCTTACCGAAGAACAAACTAAGCATATCAGACATATTTATTTTAATATAAACAAAAGAAAAAAAATAAAATTAAATTCAAAAAATTAAAATAAAATTTTAATAAATTTTGAAATAACATTTTCTTTAAAATTGTGCAAATTTAGAAAATCCATTAGTATTTTTTTGTCTACATTAATTTTTTCAAATTTATTTGGAATTTGGTAATCAAATTCTTTGAAAATTTTTCTAGAAACGATGTAATTAAAATTTGGCGCTTCTTTGTTTAAGGCTTTAAGAATTTCTTCGATTGAGCCGTGCTTTTTGATTAAATTAAATGCTGTAATTGGACCTATCTGTGGTATAGGATCGGTGTAGTCGCAACCAGAAAGAATACAAAAATCAACAAAAGAATCACGTGACATTTCAAAACGCTGCAAAATTAAATCTGTATTTATCTCTGTAATATTTTTATTGATAGATGTCTTAAGGATTACAGGACATCCAAATGTACTAGCATCTGTATCATCAGTTACAGTATAATCTACAAGACCGTTTTTCTGTAAAAATGCACAATATTTTTCGGCGTCCTCTGGGGCTGTACAATAAGGAATCCCAGACTTCTCTAGAAGTTCTTTGCTTTCTTCGACATGAGATTTTTTAATTACAATTAATTGAGACAATAGTTTTTCTATCTCTTCTTGAATAGTTTTATTTTCTTCTTCGGTTTCTGGTTCTTTTGCTCGAAGCTCTTCCAGCCTAACATACATTTTTTCCTTTGTAGCTTGGCGTTTGACAAGTGTTACTTTTTTTGCTTCTGGTGGGGTTCCGTCAAATACGAAAATAGGGAGTATACCATTCATAAGATAAAACTTAATTCTATTTGCGATTCCTATGAGATGAGAGTTTTCAACCCTCGATGCATATTTAAATTTATAAAGAAGAATACTGCAGTCTATAGCAACTTTTGAATTTCTGTACTTTGAGATGTCACAAGTCTGGATGGCATCTGGTGCCCACTTTTTAATAACGGTATTTAGTCCGCGAATACCCATTTTATTAATGTAGTATATTCTATTCTTTTAAGTAATATCTTTTTTTGTAAAATATCAACGTATCTTTATTCTCTAAATGCATAGTCAAGTAGAATATTTTCTTCTTCTGGTTCATCAGATGTTAAATCAAGAGTTCTTTTTTGTTTTGGAAATTTTGGATGTAATTTAATATCATTATTTCTATAGTATTCTACTTCTTTCCAAAACTCTTGTAATATTGGTATATTTTTATCCAACCACTTTTGATCTCTATATACTCTTACTATATTCATTGTATCCGGTGGGAGATATTCTATAAAATCTGCTACCCTAAGATCGCAAATAAAAAGATTAAGCTGAACTTGTGGTAAATAATACTCCGGAATCTTACCAAACTTAATTTTTCTTCTATATGGACACTTTACTTCTAAAAGAACCGGATCTGCTTCATCATTTGTTTTAGAGATAGCTATTCCATCGGGAGACCCCGCCATCCAATAATAATCTTTATTATGATACACATCTTCGTGTGCTATAAGGCCAAAATTATAATTTACTTGTCCAGTAAGTTCGCAGTATTTATCTATGGCTTCGTCTTCGTATTTTTGTCCATGTCTTGTAGCAACATTTCCAACAAAAGGCTTTGGATCAAAACCACATTTCTTAAAAAGAACTTCGTGTGGTTTTTGGTACGGATTAAGACCTAAAACAGTACCCGCGTCAGAACTAGTAAGTTTATTTTCACGTTGTTTAAACCACATATCAGACCTTTGTTCATATTGAGGAATTTCTAACAATTTATTAATTTTACGCATTTAAGTTTACTTTTATATATAAAGTAACTTTAAATTAAAATGCATAAAGATATTTTTATATCTCATACTTGGCAAAAAGACAAAAAGGGCCGAAATAATCATACGAGATGTATGGTCTTATGTAATATATTAAAAGAACAGGGTTATTCAGTATGGTTTGATCATTATGATATGGGAAGAGATTTAGATAATTCTATAACTCAAGCCATAGACAATTGTAAAGTTTTTATAGTTTGTCTCACGACTGCGTATTGTTTAAAAATAAATAATGCAGTTAAATCAAATAAAATAAATGACAACTGTTTTAAAGAATGGAACTACGCTGTTTACAGAAATAAGATAATAATACCAGTAATAATGGAGGAAGATATGGTAAATGATTACACACAAAACGACGGAATAATTAATATGTACTTAAATTCATTGATTTATTTTGACATAACAACTGACAATTATGAAGTAAATGATTTCAAACTATTATGTAAAAATCTAAGAAAACAAGGAGTTTATACAAATTTAGAAAAAGAGATACTAAACATACGCGATACATTATCATTTAATAGCTTTTTAGAATACATTAGCGAAAACTTCAATAAACAAAAATTTAAAAAAAGAAAACAAACAATGAAAATAAAAACAAGAAATATTATATACATATAAATGGAATGTCCAATTTGTTTTAACTTAATCGAAAAAAGTTGTGTAGGATCTTGTATGCATCATTATTGCTATAAATGCATGATTAAATGGTTATCATTTAATACATTTTGTCCAATTTGTAAAAAACAAATATTAGAAATAAAATTAGATAAAGAGTTTGATAGTATAAATAATCCATTAGAGTCTATAAATTTAGAAGAAATAACAAAAAAAGTAATAATAAAGTTTGACGACAATGTTCCACCTGGTATAACAATAAGTAATAATTGTGGTCCAGGTATCAAAGTTAAAGATCTTAAGAAAAATGACAAGTGTTATTTAAGCGGACTTAGAAAAGACGATATAATTTTATTTATGAATTCTGTACCTTGTAATAAACACGAACACTGTATTAAAATAATTGAAGAGTCTTATAAAACTAATACGGAATTAATATGCGAACTATTAATAATTAAAAAATAATTTATAATTTAAATGGACGATCCAGATATCTTATACATCATTATCAAAAATAGAACTTTGCATGACAATGTAAACTTTTGCAATGTAAATAAAATGTTTTATGAAATAACTAAACTTATTAGTTTTGAACAAATTAGTAAGTTATTTTATTTCAATAGAATGAAGAAAAGAACATTGTTTCCAAAGAAAAAAAAGATGAGACACAATTATTACACACTAAAGAATATGTACATAAATAAAGAAGAGCAACCTATTTTATTTTTTTAATTTTTTAACAGTTACGCTTGGGGTATTCTTTTTCTTCAATTTCTTTTGATCGTATTCTTCTACTGTTTTGGCTTTCTTTTCATCATAATTTTTTTGACAATATTTCCAAAGCTCTTTTGATCCTATTTTAAAATTTCTATTTGGTTTTGCTCTGTACCAGAAAACGCAATCCTGTATGTTATTACTTTTTGATGTATTATCCAGAACTAAACAGTCGTAACCTTCTGTACAACTATTTAGTACATCTTGGAAAATGCTTAAGTGTGGAAAAATACCAAAGAAATTCTTATAAATTTTCTCTTGATTTTGAATTATATTTTCTCTAAGTATAAAAACGTAGTCTATATTTGCTCTTAAATCTGGTGGCAAATCCATACAATATTGCATAGTAAGCATAAAAGTTATACGCCAATGTCTACCATTCATAAAGATACCTCTTATATTAGTATCTCTTATCATTCTTTTATCATACATACAGTCATCTAAGAGTACAAAAACATCTCCGTCGGTATTCTTTTTATTTCCATTTATTACCTTTTTTTGACGAGTTATAACTTGTTGAATAATTTCTGGTTTATACTCAGAATGTATTAATATATCTGGTATAAAACTTGAATAATACGCATTACCATCTTCGGTAGCCGATATTGCTACACCAGCATTAATTCGTCTAAGATAATATAATATATCTGCAACTAATGTACTTTTACCAGTTCCTCTTTTTCCAATAAAAACGCACGTAGCGGGTCCAGAACCAGATATTCGTCTCTCTTCAATTTTTTTTGGATTGAATTTTGATAACGATATCGACATATTATATTAGTGTATAATTATTTTAAAAAACGAATTAGTCCCAATAATTTGTTGTTAATATTTCATCTGGTTCTATGGTTACATATGAATACAACACGCTTACAATTATTCCAGATACTATAGATACTGTTATATTAAATGTGAAATTATCATCTTTTTCTTTATCAATGTAATTCAAAAGCATAAAAACTGCCAATGCAATTAGTAAAATTATAACTAATGTTGTAAGATCTAATGTGTAAAAATCTAGTACTGTCATTTATTATAAATGGATATAATTTAAAATAACAATTACAAACTTAAAAAAATACATTATATTAAATTAAAATGGGAGTTACAATCAAAGATCTTTCTAGTTATAATTCTATTAACAGCATTAATTTTGGAGAAAAAGTATTATTTTTTAAATTTGGAGCAGACTGGTGCATCCCTTGTATAGAACTTGATAAAGTTCTTATGTCTGTCCCAGATAGTATGCTTTATCATATATCAGTTGAAAATGAAGACTTTATCTCTTTTTTAATGGACAATAAGATTTACACAGTACCGGATACAATAATTAAATATAAAAATAGTACTACAAGATTCCAGGGAGTCAGAACCCTAGATCAAATTCTTGAAATGATTGAAAAACTAAAAGAAGCTGCGGTCTAATCTCGATGCCAAATTTTGCAAAAAAATAATTGGTTTAAAAATTTAGTTCATTTTATAATCAGTTATCATGGCGGAGAATTACAAAAAGTATTCGCAAATAGAACATGTTCTAGCAAGACCTGGTATGTACGTCGGTGATACGAAGTGCACAACCAGCGATTGTTGGATAATAACTGATAATAAAGCTGAACTTAAGACTTGTAAATGGAATCCGGGGATTTTTAAAATCTTTGATGAGATCTTGGTAAACGCGGCAGACGAAGTCCAAAGGAATAAGTCTGTTAAATGCATCAAGGTTAAAATCGAAAATGATGAAATCTCTGTTTTCAATGATTCTGGAATTCCTATTGAGATTCACCCAGAGTATAAAGTTTATGTTCCAGAATTAATCTTCGCCAATCTTCTTACATCTAGTAATTATGATGACTCGCAAAAAAGAACAACAGGTGGTCTCAACGGGTTGGGTGCAAAATTAACAGCTATCTTTTCTGAGTACTTCACTGTTGAAACAGCAAAAGATGGTAAAAAGTATACTCAAACATTTGAGAACAATCTCAGCAAGATCAATAAACCAAAAATTTCTACTTCTAAGAGCGAGTACACCAAGATTACATTTAAACCAGACTTTCAAAAGTTTGGGACAACCGGTATCACCGACAACACTCTTGATATGCTATCAAAGCGCGTATTTGACATTTGTGCAATTACAAACAAAGATGTCAATGTGTACCTTAATGATAAAAAACTAACAATTAAGGACTTTTCTGAATATATTTCAGCTTACATCGGTCCTAAGAAAAACTGTCCACGAGTTATTCAAGAGACTTCTCGCTGGAAGGTCGGCATTGCTCCTTCAGATACTGGTTTCCAATGTATATCATTTGTAAACGGAATCAGTACTTCTGACGGAGGTTCACATGTTGACCATGTTGTAAACCCAATAATTAAGAAAGTTACAGAACTAATTCAAGAAAAACACAAAAATTTAACAATTAAACAGCAATACGTCAAAGACAATATATTCGTATTTATCAATTGTCTCATTGAAAATGCTACTTATTCATCACAAACAAAGGAGAAGAACATTACCAAGATTTCAGATTTTGGTAGTAAATTTTCTGCATCTGATGATTTTATTACATCAGTCGCTAAGATGGGCATCATCGAAAATATTCTAGCTATCGCTGATGCCAAAGAAAAGAAGTCTTTGCAGAAAACAGATGGTAAGAAAACAAGCAGAGTTATAATTCCAAAACTAGACGATGCAAATAAAGCTGGAACAAAAGACTCAAAGTTGTGCACTATCATTTTCACAGAGGGAGATTCAGCGAAAGCTACAGCTATCTCTGGTCTTTCTGTAGTGGGCCGTGATACTTATGGAGTTTTTCCTCTTCGAGGTAAGCTTCTAAATACAAGAACAGCAACTTATGCGCAGTTGTCAAAAAATGAAGAAATTAACAATATTAAACAGATTCTTGGTCTTCAGAGTGGTAAGAAATATTCTTCTGTCTCTGAGCTAAGATATGGTAAAATTATGATTATGACTGACGCAGACACCGATGGATTTCACATCAAAAGTCTTATAGTAAACTTCATCGGAAACGGTTGGCCAGAACTTCTAAAGACAGATTTCATTTCATCACTTGTAACACCTGTCATTAAACTAACAAAGAAATCTCAGATTATCCCATTCTATAACGTGGATGATTACAAAAAATACAAAAATGAAAATAATATCTCAGGATTCAAAGTGAAGTATTACAAGGGTCTCGGTACTAGCACATCCGCCGAGGCAAAAGAATATTTCAAAGACATGAAAACACTAAATTATAAAAATGAATCAAAAGAAGATGAAGAATATCTTCATCTAGCGTTTACTAAAACAGAGGCAGATGCTAGAAAAAAGTGGATTCTAAGTAACATCAAGAGTCCGGAAACACTTGATTACAACACTAAAAAGGTAAACATAAAAGACCTTATTAATAAAGAACTTGTACTTTTTTCAATCGCAGACAATGTAAGGTCTATCCCGAGTCTCGTAGATGGACTTAAGCCCTCTCAAAGAAAGATAATATTTGCATGCATCAAGAGAAATCTTCATCAGGAAATAAAAGTATCTCAGTTAGCAGGCTATGTTTCTGAGGTGTCAAGTTATCATCATGGCGAAACAAGTCTTCAAGATACAATTGTAAATCTTGCACAAACATTCACAGGTTCTAACAATATGAATCTTCTAGAACCAGTTGGACAGTTTGGAACAAGACTTCTAGGAGGCAAAGACTCTTCTAGCCCAAGGTACATCTTCACACATCTATCTAAAAACTTTAAAGAATTATTCAATAGCGATGATCTAGACTTGCTCGATTATCTGGACGACGATGGTCAATCAATTGAACCAAAGTTTTATGTTCCAACGTTACCTATTATTCTAATAAATGGTGCTTGTGGGATTGGAACTGGTTTCTCAACTGATATTCCATGTTTCAATCCAGATGATATCAAAGACCGTCTACTAAGACTCGTAGAAGACGAAGATTCAGACATTGCAGAATTATCACCGTGGTATAAAGGATTCACTGGAACTATCAAAAAAGTAGAAGAAAACAAATGGACCACACATGGTAATTACAGTATTAAAGCAAATGTGATTACCGTTACAGAACTACCTATCGGAACATGGACTGAAGACTACAAAACATTTCTTGATAAGCTAGAAACTGAAAACACTATTTATGGCTACAAGAATATGTCAACTGAAACAACTGTAAATTTTGAAATTAAAATGCCCTTAGAGACTGTATACGAATGGAAAGATAATCGTGAGATTGAAAAGAAACTAAAATTAGTAAGTCATATATCCGCTAAGAACATGTATGTATTTAATGAGAATAATGAAATAGTTAAAATGGAATCACCAGAAGAGATAATTTATCATTTCTGGAGAATCAGGAACGAATACTACATTAAGCGCCAAACTAATCTAGTAAATAAATTAAGCTATGAACTGAATGTTATTACAGCAAAGATTGACTTTGTAAATGATGTAATCGATGAAAATATCAAAGTATTCCGACAAAAGCTCGAATACATCAATAAACAACTAGAAGATAAAAACTACATGAAAGTAGAAAATAGCTACACATATCTAACAGACATGAAAATACACACATTCAGCGAAGACACAATAGAAAAACTTACAAATAAACAAAAGGATACACAAGAAATGTATACAAAGATATCTGATTATAAACTGAGAGACTTTTGGATGAATGACATTAACTAAATAAAATAAATATTATAGTCTCCTAGGAGACAAAAAATTCATTTCATTTTAAAATAAAATATTTACAATAATTAAAATAAAATGAATTTCTTTATGGCTTTGATTGTTGCAGTATCCGCCTGGATGACCTTTTCGGTTCTTAATGAACTAGCTACAGCAAAGGATGGTAAGGGTTGCTGTCAGTCAAAGGATTGCGGCGAAGGAATGATCGCTTCTACTTTATGGTGGATGAATCTAGCCGTAGCTCTAGTATTTACCATTTATATACTAATGCAGGTTTATGACGAGTATGGCGGTGCTGTAAAATCCCGTGCCTCTGCTCTCGTACGTAAGAACCCTGTTACAAAGGGTGTACAGATGGTTTTCGGCAATTAAGGTTGTGTAAAATTATTTTTAATTTCTAATAACACGGGGGCATGGTCACTAGCCAAGGGTAAACTTTCGTTATTTTCACCAATGTGTTTTAAACATTTACTGGCAATTTGATTAGAATTAAAGTTCTTAGTAAAGAAATAATCAAGTCGCCAACCTTTGTTTCTATTTCTTGTAGCAGCAATTCCATTTTCTTTGCGAGCTCTTGGGTCCCACCATGTGTAAACGATGTCATCGTCTTTTATAGCATCTATGTATCCAATGTCTTGTAAATTTGTATAAAATTCAAGTTCATGTTTGTAATACCCAGGGCCTTCGGCTACTAATGTTTTATCAAAATGTGTTGAAACTGCAACATTGAGATCTCCGCAAAATACAACCGACCCGTTTATATTATTTAAATAATCAATCATAGCCTCCATAAAATAAATCTTGTTGTCAAAATTAGTACCACTGTTCGGTGCATAAACTGTAATACAAGTAAAAGATTCAAATGTAATTGTTATAACTCTACCTTCTGGGTCTTCGTATCCTGGAAAAGTTGTAGAAATTTCTAGAACGTTCATATTTTCTCTATAGAAAACAGCAGTCCCCGAATATCTATCCGCAGCTCTAGCCCCATCAAGTTTAGATTCATTAAACAAAGATTTATAACCTGGAATAGATATCTTTTTAGCATTTTCTAAACCGCATCTAGTTTCTTGTATGCATATTACATCGGGAGAGTAATCATCTATAAGCTTTTTAATAGGACTAGATTCTTGTGGACAAATTAGTTCATTCTTCTTGAGTTTAGAACTAATTTGTTCATTAAAAATTCGAGAGCGAATACCATTGACGTTCCACGTAATAATCTTCATTATAAATTATAATTAAATTATACATTACATACTTAATATTCATATTTTTTCGCAAATTTACTTTACAAGCCTGTTTGTCTTAAAGAATAAATCAACTTCGTTCTGAGACTGGGTAAATTTTAAAGGCCTTTGTTCAGGAGGGTTCCATAACTTAGTAATTAAGTTGTAAGCATTTTCCCATTTTTCTGATCCCTCTGTCAATATGCTTATACAGTGACAGTGTTTAATTATTAGATCATTAAGATCTGTTATTACTTTTATTAGTTTAATGTAAGCAGGGAGAGGCAATTCATTTTCTTTTTTACAGAGTCCAAGATTTATAAATAAATAATAAGTTAAAGAATTGTCTTTAATGTATAACCAAGTGTTGTTAAAATATCTTAAAAATTCTTTAAATCCTTCTTCGTCGTATACTACATCCGCTATTAAATTAACGGTGAACATCTCTTTCTCTGGATTTAAAGTTATATTATAACCTTCTCTTTCTAATATAATTATTTCGTCCATTGTTATTATTGTAATTATAATTTAAAAACTAAATTATTGCGCGCAAATATTACGTTTTTATATTATTATTAAGATATTTCATAATTTATGTAATTGTGAATACACTATTTAGTGATGACAGACATTCTACCAGAAGACATTTGGGACCAGATTTCAGATATGCTAGAAAAAGAAAATACTAAAAATATCATTTTAGAAGAGTGTCATCATTTAAATATCATGCATGATCAAAAAGAGGGTAGCGAAATTTGTATAGATTGTGGTTTAGTTGTAAATAGTAGAATTTGCGAATCTTGTGAATGGAATAATTATAAAACAGAAGATGGAACATTTAGTGCTAATTCTCAGAGAGCAGATCTTTACGTATCAGACAACCCTTATGAAAAAGGAGGAAGTATTCCGGGGTTTTATAAAAACAGTCTAATAATGAGAATGCATCTACAACAAACATTTAGTCATAAGCAGAAAACATTCTGGAAAATATCAGAAAAATTCAATCATTACATATCTGTAATAGGTATTCACCAAAGTGTGTTACCAACGGCTAAAGACATGTGGCATATTTGCATGGAATCTGGAAAACTTACGAGAGCTTCTGTAAGAAATGGTCTTATTTCTGCATGCTTGTATTATGCTTGCATACATAATAATCTTCCAGTAGATCGCCAAAAAGTTATAGACAACACAGAAGGAAATCAGAAAGGATTTCTAAAAGGTGAGAAAATTTATCTGGAGATAATGGAAACTCACGGGGTTTATAACTATCTAGGAAAACAGAAAATAGACATTAAAGAAAACGACACTTTTGTAAAGTTTTGCAGCGCGCTTGAATTACCTTTTAAAACTGTACATACGTGCAACGAAATATACACCGACTGTTTAGATAAATTAGACTCGGTTACGCCAAAGTCTATAACAGCCGGAATATTATTCTTTGTGGTAAAACATAAATTAAAGCTAAAACAACCTTCAAAAGCAAAGATATCTCAAGTTGTAAATGTTTGCATACCGACTATAAATAAAGTGGTTTCAATTCTAGAAACAATTTCTAAGGATTAATTAATATGTTTCTTATTACCGCTATTTTAAGTTTTATTGTACCATTGCCAAACAATGTTGTATATAAACCAATTGTATCCCCAAGAGTTAGATTATTCTTGGATATGGATTTGATACATTCATTAGAACCTCCTTCGGGAGGTTCACTAAAACTTTTAACACATTTGAATGCAGCTAGCTGGTCTTATAATTGGTTAATGTACATATCAGCAGAAGATACACCAGAATTTGATGAACATTATTACATGGACTATTTTAATATGAGAGGACTGTGTAATATTTATACTAATTCTAATTTTTTTTATTTAGGATATTTCCCAGATGGAATGAGATGCGACGAAGGACCCATGTATATAGCTTTATTTGAATTATTACATTCTAAAAGAGTATTCAATTGTAAGATAATTATAGAGAATCCGCATTACATTATGTATAATTCTACGTTAAAGGAATTTAAACATGAAGTTAAACATTTAACAGATGTTGCATACGTATTTTTTAAATATACAGATCTTAATACTCCAGGTCAACTAAGGTATTATCTAGATTGGAATTATGAAATTAATTAAAATATAAGCATTATAATAAATGCAAGTAGATAAAGGAGGCACTGTTAAAATAGAAGATTCTATTATTTTTCAAAGATTAAATGGGAGTTATCTATTATCTCTTGGGTATTTTAGAAGTCTTATTATGCTTGATCAATGCCATGACTTCTGTGAAACAGGGTCCAGAAATAAATGGGTTAATGATAGAAAATTCACTAAAGATGAAATAATAAATTCTATAATGGATTTTTATAAAATTGATATGGAATATATATTCACTACATTTGCAAGTGTAGACCCTAATAATGTAACTGCTTTTAATGGTTTATTTAATACCCTATCTAACCCAAAAATTAGAACTAGTTTAAAATCAACACACGGTATTAGAGATAATATATTAAAGGGGGGTATAAATATGGAATCCTCTGTTGGGATATCGTCTGCTAACCTGTATGACTATGTAAAAGAATTTAAATGCTCAACATTTAGTAAATATTTAGTTAGTATTTTATCAGAAGGAAAAAGTATAAAAGATGGAATTATATTGGGAGTAGATGCTACTAAAAATAATGCAGGATATTCAGCTGTATTTACTAATATATGTGATGTTATTAGTAACCCAGATATAAATGTTGCTGTATTAAAAAGTCCAGCAACTGACTATGATGCTGCAGGAACTTCTGGCGTAACTAATTTTATAGTAAATATGGTAACAAAAGCTGGAAAAACACCTGTTCTTCTTGGGAATTTGAATCCACTTGAGAATATTAACTATAGGGTAAAAGTTACTGCGATGGATGCTCCATTTATTGATTTTACATATTATATCAATAAAAAAATCGACGATCATTATATAACACTATATGTTAACCAATTTTTCAGTCAAACTCAAAAAAATGGTGACATTCCTAAGCCAAGTGGTTCGGTTAAAATTAATTCAAAAAAAGTAGGATCCGGTACTCAAAATTCAGTAGCATATTTAACTGAAAACTTTATACCAAGTGATAATATATACTTGTTTAAAACAATAGGAGATCTGGGTCAGGCTTTGAGTTATAAAATAGAATCTCAAAAAAATCCTACTCTTACTAATTTTTATATTACATTTGACTATTTATCTGCTTTAATTAGTAGTTTATTTAATATGGGAACACTATTAGAAGATACTGGAAATGCCATTAGCCCATTATCTATTTTTACATTTTCTCAAAATCAACTTGAAAATATAAAACTTAAGGGTGCTAATATAGAAGACATTGGTGCAGCACAAGAATTATTAGGACTTAAGAGATTTCGTTCCAGTTTCTTTGGTAAAAAATCTAACAAATTGGATACTATGTCCAACGAAGAACTTAAAACTAAATTAAAAAGTGTAGGTATAAATGTAACAAAATTAAGCTCTAGAGGTAAAAGACTTCCATTAACACGGAAAGAAATGGAAAAGAAGGCTATGATGTTTAAGAATTTGCAATTACGTGCGAAGAAAACAGGTATTAAAATTATGTATAAATCTAGAAAACGGGGGTATATGTATAAATCTTACACTCGGTTAATGAATGAACTAGAAAAACTTAAACAAATGAAGAAGAGTATGAAATTTGGATGACCTACAAGAGAAGAAGAGTCTCGTTTTGGTTGAGGCTCTCGTAAAAAAATGTAATTTAAGTAAAATACAATTTAAATTCGAGATGACGAAATCTATTTAAATTAAAATGTAGATTTCTGAGAAAAGAATTTATGCAAAAATAAAATAAAATGTAATTTTAAATGGTACATCTTAGTTCACCAACTGGTATTTTAATTATGATTTTTTATTCTATTTTAACATTCTTTATAGGTCCTTATTTAACAATGCCTTTCCTTAAAAGCAGTCCAGAAAATTGTGTAGCAGGTTTTACATTAGGATTCGCATTGTCTATAATATTATGGTTGAAATTTGGCAAAGAGTTAGTGTGATTAACCAAACATTAAGTGTAAAAAAATTAAAAATAAATGTATATTCATAATAATATAACATGGCTTGTTTACAATATTATTATGAAAATCCAGAAGATGCTGAAAAGTACGCAATTAGTTGCGATAATAAGACATTCGAAAACTTAGATGATGTAGAAAAGTTTAACAATAGAGATCTTTTAGAATTTATACAACGTGAATACTCTAGCGAAGCTTTTCCAGAAAATTCTCCTTTCGAATTCAAAGACGATTACATACAATTGTCGAATAATGAAATATGTAAAGCTGTAGAAATGTCTCTTGCTCCTCAGCAAAAATTTATGGGACAGATTATGGGACCAAGTTCTAATTTTAATAATATGCTTATCTTTCATGGCCTTGGCTCCGGTAAGTCTTGCACATCTATAGTAGTTGGAGAAGCCTTAAAAAATGCAAGCAACCAAAGACTTTTATTTGTTGTACCAGCGCCTCTTGTAGATCAATACTATGAGGAAATAGCAGGAGAAATTAGAAATGGTAAATTCTTCTCTTGTCCTTCTTTTTGTTTAGTACGCAACGGAGGTAAAGTAGAAAGAGACTTTTATGTATCACAGGCTCAGAATTCTATACTTATTGCCAGATTAAGACAATATGAAACAGAACAAAATAATTTAAATAATATCCAAGAAAGAATTGATTCCGGCGATAATACACCGGCTACGGCAAAATTATTTAGAGATCAAGAAAATAAATTAAAAGTACTTAAAAGAGCGCTTGACAACTATCAAAAAGATCTTCGTGGTAAAATAATTAGAACATTTGAAATAGTAACGCATCAAACATTCATAGAATCTATTTACAAAACTGGAAAAGATGGACAGTTAATAAAGGGTTCTAGACTTTTAGAAGATACCGCATTATTTCATGAAAATGGTCTTCTTATAATTGACGAAATTCAAAGACTTGTGAGTGAAGGAGGTATATTCTATAAAAAGTTATACAACGCAATAAAGTATTACTTTCACCCAAAGTTAAGAATAGCGGTTATGTCCGCTACTCCTATTTACGACAATCCTTATGAGCTTGCTCTTACAATAAACTTACTTAGACCAAGAGTACCATTCCCTATAAATAAATCAGACTTTTATAAGTTCTTTGTTGGACAATACAACGAAGATGATTGTGTACAAACAAGTGGTAATAAAACGTGGATATCAGAAGACTCTTGTATAATTAATAAAGACCTCATTAGATACATTTGCTCTGGATATGTTTCATATTTCAAAGGAGGTAATCCAAATGCGTATCCATATAAAAGACTAATTACAATGGAGCATACATTTTCAGCTCAGCACAAACTAGAATACATCGGCGCTCTTAGGTCTGACGTTTCTAAAGATAAAAACTTTGGAAAGAAAGCAGACGGTCTTGGTACTTATGAAAACGTACTTTTAGGTAACTATGAATCTGAATCAGAGGATAAAGTTTCTGGAATGTATGTTACTACACAACAATACTCAAATATATTTCTTCCAAAAATAGGAGAGGTTGTAAATAAGACAATAGCTGAGAAAAAACAGGCATTACAGTCATTTAAATCTAATTTAATAGGTATGAAATTTAAAACACCAACGGAGATCATTAACTATGTAAAACTATTTTCTGCTAAATTTGCATCTATAATTGAATTAACACTTAATAGTTCGGGACCTGTTTTTATCTTTTCAAATTGGCTTACTTACGGTGTAGAACCTCTTGCTATAATATTAGAAGCTTGCGGACTTACACAGTTTGACAGGGAAGATCGTGGAAATGGTAGATACTTTATCTGGAGTTCAGAAACTAAAACTAAAGACCGCGATGGAACACTTATAAAGAAAGCTAGAAATACATTTAATTCTAATGCTAATTCAGATGGTAGCAAATTAAAGGTAATCTTAGGAACTAGATCTGTTATGGAAGGTGTTTCTTTTAAAAATGTAAAGCAAGTACACATTACAGAACCATGGTGGAACGAGTCTAGAATAGAACAGATTTTAGCCCGCGCTTCGCGTTATTGTAGCCATTCTAGCTTACCCGTAAATGATCAATACGTAGACATTTACAGACATTATAGCGTATTACCTACTACACCAGGTACACGCGACGAGGATGTTGCAGCAGTTCTCGGAGAAATTGGAAACCCAGATTGGCAGGGTCTTTCTACATACGGAATAGATCAAAAAATGCTTATGTCATCATTGAAGAAATATTCTATAAACAACGAACTAGAATTAGTTTTAAAAAGTTGTGCAATAGACTCTGAAATTAATAAAAATGGAAACATAATTCGTCTTGAAGAACACGTAATACCGTCTGGGTCCGGTTTATATCAAATATTCTACAAAAATCCTTCTAACGGAAGAATGTACATTAGAGAAGGTATTCCAGAAAGTGTAACTTTTACACAAGTATATAATAGAGATTTTAGTTTTCCGAACAAAGATTTTCCTATAAAATTCACAGAGTCTAGCCAAGACGAAACTGGTAAAATAGTTCCGTATCCAGACCCAGAAATACTAACCGAACCAATGATAAATATAGATCTTAATGTTAGAGAAAATATAGAACCTTGGAAATCACCCGATACATTTAAAAACCTAGAAATATCAGCCGAAATCAGGGAATACATAACTAAGTTGTATCAAAATTATTCACTATTGCCTATACTTCGTAAAAATTATTTTAACGAAACAGGTACTGCAAAAATTAAATTTAGAGAAGACCCCATTAAAAGAATGAAACTAATTAAATGTATAAAACAATTATCAGTACAAAATTTAGTATCTAGCTCAGTTAAAAGAGAAATAGCACAGCAATTCAATAAAGAATCACAAAAGCAAAAAATAAACGCAAAGGTATTAGATTTAATTTATAGATATAATGTTTATCCAGAGTCTTACCTAGAGGAGCTACTTGAAATTGCAGTAAATAATCCAGAATCTATAAATCAAACATTAAAAACAGTCTCTGGTAAAGGTAATTAATTTATAAAAATAAAATGTATTGATAATTATAAAATGAGTGCAGAAACTTTAAAATTTTTTGAAGATAAAACGACTGAGGAAATCATTAACTGGATGTTAAGTAACTTATCGGAAGATCAAATAAGAAGTTGTCTAGATCAGTCTGGTATTCCCGATACATCTGTAATAAAAGGCAAAGAACCAATAGCCGCAGCAGCCGCGGGCTCAGGTCCAATTCAAACTATAACTTTACCCGATGGTACACAAAAGCAATTACAACCAGGAGAAGGTTCTTCTTCTGATCCTCTTCCAACCGGTGCTGTAAGACCTGCACCAGAAAGACCAAAGAGAGCCACTGGTAAGATTTTCTTAGATAAATATCGTAAAAAATGTAATGGAACCGGTTACTTAATAAAGGATGTTTCAAAGGATGGCGTAGAATACTACGAATTCAAAGAGATAGAAGATGACGACACGGTTGTTACACCGGGTGCTAATGTAGGAGACGTAGGTTGGGTTAAAAAGAATGTACCAATTTCACAATTCAAAGATTTCTGTACAGACGAAGATCGTGAAATTTTTGAATTTTTAAAGGAAGAAAATATGGAAACTTTCTTAGGAGCACCGGCTGAAGTTGTAGAAGTTGCTGCAGATTATCCATCGAGTGGATTAGTATCTCCTTTGCCAATTATAGCACCTCCAGTTGATATCACGCCTGAACCCACGCCGGTTACAGCGGTTTTAGATGAAGTTCAGATAACCGAACCAATGTTAAAAGCTCTTAAAATTCAACAAGGATCATCGCAGGTTATGAGTACAAGTTATCCAAATTTATATTCGCGCGGATTAACAATGTATCCAGTTTTTGTTTATGCATCCGAGGGAGACTTAGTTTTACATTTAACTACAGTTGTGATAGATGGTAGACTATCATTTATAAAAGACTCAACTAATAAAAAATTATTAAATAGTAAATTTAAGAAGATAACGACTTCGATACAGTCTGCACTTGAAGCTGGTTTATATACACCAACAGATAATATACAAGAAGAATTAAATGAGGCTCTAAAAAGTATTTCGCAAGATATAACAATTAGAATAAGTAAAATCTACGATCCAATAAGACTCGAGGGTTATACTTATTTTGGTACTCTAGATGATGAGGAACCAGATTGGTTAAAAGAAGCCGGACAGATACTTCCAGATTCTCAGGGAAGTTTTGACGTAGTTGGATCTCAGGACCTTGAAGAAGATATGTTACTTGTCCCAGAGTTAGAAGGACAGTCTAGTCCCGTAGAAAGATTTAATATGATGGACATTTCTGACACATCAAATGTAGTTTCTAGTGCCCCGAAGAGCAAGAAAGTTTCTGATATGTCAATCCCAGAGATAGAAGAACGCATGAGAATTCAATTTGGAGAACAATATGTAAGAGATTATAAACCAGAAAAATATGTCAATTCTCTAGGAGTAACAAATGTAAGATATGTGAAACGTCTAAACTGTCCACCAGAAGATAAACCAGTTATGGTTTCGCGACCTATATTTTCAGAATTTCAAGGTAGACCATCTGTAAATTCAGGTCCTGGAAGATTCGGAGATGCAGACTCTGATTCAGATGAAGATTTGCTATTTGATTAGTTACGTCTTTTAGATGGTCGCTTTTTGGATATACCACTAGACTTAAATGATTTTGTAAGAGAAGCTATACTTCCAGATACAGATAAATCATCTAAATCGCTAAATAATCTTTGTGCATTGTATTCGTCGGCCATTTTAATCATTTCGTTTTGTTTTTCTAATTGTAATAAAAGATCCATATTGTATTTATCATTGTAATGTGATATGAGTCTTTTAAAATTTTGTTTTAGTATAGGACCCCATGCTTCATTTATTTTATTTATGTAGCCGTGAAAAACTTCTTTGTTATGAATGTTTTCCTGTAAAATTTTTTTAAAAAAAGGAACTTCTGTTCTTATCTGTGTGTCAACACGAGGGACGTCAAAAATATTCTGTTCCATAGAAGCTATTATATTTCTTGCGACTGTATCCATGATACTTTGATATAATGTAATTATTTTTTTTAAAGATATTTATTTTTAGTAATTATTGGGTTATTTCATTAAAATAAAATAATTTATTATAGTAAATGCCAGTGTTTATGCGCCGCCCAGTAGTTGTTAAACCTGAAAAGGTACCAGAGCCTGAACCAGATCCTGAAAGTGTACCTGAACCTGAACCAGAACCAGATCCTGAAAGTGTACCTGAACCTGAACCAGAACCAGAACCTGAGCCAGAGCCAGAACCAGAACCAGAACCAGAACCAGAACCAGAACCAGAACCAGAACCAGAACCAGAACCTGAGCCAGAACCTGAGCAAGAGCCAGAAC